TTATGCGACACTGTAAACCTCTTTGGCGCGGGTGGTGAACGCCTGAACCATATTGGACGCCAGCTCTTTAAAGATGCGGCCAAACGCCAGCTCAATCAGCTTATTGGTAAATTCAAAGTCCAGCTGGAACTCGATGCGACAGGCGTCAGCGCTCAACGGCGTAAACTTCCAGCCCCCCATCAGGGTTTTAAACGGACCATCCACCAGATGCATCAAAATACTCTGATTGCTGGTCAGCGTATTGCGGGTGGTGAACGTCTTGCTGATCCCCGCTTTGGAGACATCCACCGCCGCGGTCATCTGCGTCGGACCGGACTCCAGAACGCGGCTCCCGGTGCATCCCGGAATAAATTCTGGATAAGACTGAACATCGTTCACTAACTGATACATTTGTTCCGCGCTGTAAGGCACGAGCGCAGTACGGCTAATCTGAGGCATAGCATTTCCCATGGTCACACAACGGACAAATAATAACATTTATCACCTGTTAAAAAAACGCTAAGCCTCATCTCGTGCTAAGATAGCGCGTTAGACCTCACAGGACGCAATGAGGTGACTTTTTGAAATCAGATTACCGACGGCTTTACGACACTTATGACGAAGAAAAAAGCACATAAACCAGGCTCGGCGACCATTGCGCTCAACAAGCGTGCTCGCCACGAGTATTTCATTGAAGAAGAATTCGAAGCTGGCCTTGCGTTGCAGGGCTGGGAAGTAAAATCGCTTCGCGCCGGGAAAGCCAACATCGGCGATAGCTACGTGATCCTGAAAGATGGCGAAGCCTTCCTGTTCGGCGCGAACTTTACGCCGCTGACCGTCGCCTCCTCACACTATGTATGTGACCCAACGCGCACCCGCAAGCTGCTGCTGAACAAGCGTGAGCTGGAATCCCTCTACGGACGCATCAACCGTGAAGGTTTCACCGTGGTCGCCCTGTCGCTGTACTGGAAAAATGCCTGGTGCAAAGTGAAAGTTGGCGTCGCGAAGGGTAAAAAACAGCACGACAAACGTACTGACCTGAAAGAGCGCGAGTGGCAGTTGGACAAAGCGCGCATCATGAAAAACGCAGGACGTTGATTCTGCACACTTATTGTACTATTCAATAAGTTAGCGTTCCGGGCTGGTATCCAGGAAGTGAAATCTGGTATACTCAGTTCAACACTATTGGGGCTGATTCTGGATTCGACGGGATTTGCGAAACCCAAGGTGCATGCCGAGGGGCGGTTTGCCTCGTTAAAAGCCGCAAAAAAATAGTCGCAAACGACGAAAACTACGCTTTAGCAGCTTAATAACCTGCTCTGAGCCCTCTCTCCCTAGCTTCCGCTCTTAAGACGGGGATCAAAGAGAGGTCAAACCCAAAAGAGATCGCGTGGAAGCCCTGCCTGGGGTTGAAGCGTTAAAACTAATCAGGCTAGTTCGTTAGTGGCGTGTCTGTCCGCAGCTGGCGTGCGAATGTAAAGACAAACTAAGCATGTAGTACCGAGGATGTAGAAATTTCGGACGCGGGTTCAACTCCCGCCAGCTCCACCAAATAAAACAAGGGGTTACGTGAAAACGTAACCCCTTTGTCTTTGGTATTGGCGGCAAAATGGCGGCAGCCAATCTGCCCTTCGTCTCATACCAGTGTAAGAGTCCAAATCAGGAAGTCCAATAGACATTGTCCATTGGTGAATGTAGGCTCTACTGATTAAATATTTTATCCATAAGTTTAGTGACCGATGGGAGGAGCGGATGGCTTTCATCACAAGAGAGCAGGCTTTAGAGCATTTTCGCAAGCGTTATAATGAAGATAAATTTACTTGTACTGTAAATAAAATTTCTAGCGGTTATGTGTTTATTGCTACACCAATTTCTCAGGCTGATTCTAGTCAGAGTCGCGTTAATCAGCAAGTCCCCTCCCAAAAGCCAAGCTCTGCAGAAATCAGTAGTTCAACATTAGACAGACTTTTTGTGACAACAAAAATTTCGCCAAAGGTAAGATCTTTTGCTGGGGATGCTTTACGCAAGGCTGAAAAACTCCCAGCAAAGAAAACATCGAAAATAGAAGATGAGCCTTTACCTGATGAAGCAATCAGGGCTGTCATAGCAAGTCGCGCTAAGCGAAAAAAACCAGTCCCTTATGTACGCGAAGAATTTAACTCGACATCAACGTTAAATATAAATCAACATGACTCAGACCGACCACGATGCATCTATTGTGGCGACTATCATTCAGGCATTGTTCGTGACCATGTTGTTTCAGTAGCTTGGAGAGGTGGGGTTAGGCATTACGATCGCAGCCACACAGTACCATCTTGCCCACAATGTAATAACCTGCTGGGCGATAAACCCTTGCATAATATTGCAGACCGGGCGGCATTTCTGGTTGGTGCTATTGAGCATCACGAACGTCGCTATCTATTTACTGTAGACAGGACGCCTGAGGAATTAGCGGAACTTGACCACTTCTTAGCAATATCGGTAAAAAGTGCGATGTATGAAAAAGCAATTGCCTTAAAACGGATCGAATATGCTAAACAAGTCGCCGCTGGATATTATGACTATGCAACTATTAAGCATTTGGTTAAGCAGGGTAGAGAGATTCCAGAAGAATAAGCCAGATAGACTTAGTCATATCGTCACTTATCCAACTAAAGATGATCTACCGAAATTTTTATAATGAATTTGTTTCAGGGGATTAAAAACCCGCCGTAGCGGGTCAGTATGCAAGTTGTTGCTGCATCCCTTTGGGATGCGGTGGCGCGGCGCTAATTTTCTCAGGACGGCAAACCGATCTCACAAACGTCTCATGCGTCACGAAGGTATGTCCGCACTCAATGTTAGTACACTGATTGTAACGTTCTTTGGTCTGCGTGGAGACTTGAAAACTACTGCGTGTATGTGCGGCCTGAGCGCACAACGGACAATTCATCATTTATCAACTCTCTCCTTTATCTTTGCTCACATCGCAATAATGATACATCATTATTCAATATTGAGAACCATTTATTCCATTACGAGATCGTAAACTTTCACTTCAAGCTCAATACTGGTTGTGAAACCACTTTCAGCGCTGACCGTATGTGTGAGCGTGGTAATCGTCCATTCCACTTCATCAATGGGCTGTTTAAACCCGCTCACCTTCGCCGGCATTTCGGTATACAGATCAGCTCTTCCCTCTGCGAGCTGCAGAGAGAAGCTTGCAACCCCGCGCTGCAGGCGCTCCCACTGCATCTTTGCCGCTCGCTCCGCATTGCTGCGGTTTGCATAAGTTCTGTTGAGTACCAGCACGTTTTCATCCGTTCCAACCAGGTAATCTCCCTGTTTTGCTTCCGGCTCCTTTGCCGCGGTGGTTTTCTTTCGACGGCGCTTAACCTTTGCCGTCTCTTTTTTCTTTGGCTCGCGGGTATGGAGCCAGCTGGCAATTACCCCCGTATAGGCATCGCGATCGGCCAGGGTAAAACGATGACCGTCACCGGCCTGGCGGGTTATGGTGATAACCGGCAGCGGCTTACCGCTTGCCGTTCTTCCCTGCCCCTGGCGGATAAACAACAGATTTCCGTCCTTAACTGAGGCTATCGCCCCATACTGTCGCGCCAATTTCATCAGGAAACTCGCATCGCTCTCGTTGGTCTGGTCAAGATGATCCACAGGCCTGTCCATCAGGTCCTGCCCCAGCGCCATTTTTAATTTATGCCTGGCGGCGATTTCCTTCACGATTTCTCCCACCGTTGTCTGGTGCCAGGATTTTTCACGCCGCGTGTTCAGGGTTTCACGGAAATCTGCGCTACGTGCGCGAATTGTTAGACGGTCAGGCGCGCCGCTGTGCTCAATCTCATCGACAATAAAGCCCCCTTTCGGGAAAAGCGGCTGACCTTTCCACCCCAGCGCAAACTGAATAATGGCCCCACGACGCGGCAGAACGATTTGCCCGTCCGAGTCGTCCAGCTCCAGATCAAGCTGGTCAGCTTCAAAGCCTCTGTTATCCGTAAGCGTCAGACTCATCAGGCGCGAATCCAGTACGGTTGTGACATCCTTTCCTTCAATAATGATGCTGAAACCCGGCGTTTTACTGTTCAGGTTCGTGAGATCAGAGGTGAAATTCACTGCAGCAACCCTCCCACTGTATTTTTAATATTCCCTATCGCAGAGGTGGCGGTGTCCTGCAAATTGCTGAGCTGATCGCTGAGGCTGCCGAACATATCAGACAGCGACTCATCCACCCGTTTCAGCGTCAGCGTGAATTCAATACGCCGCGGCATACCGCTTTCAAAAAATTCAGTTTTGGTCTGACTTAGACTCTCGATTACAAACATGCCGTAAATCGTCCCGCTCCCCTCAATCAAAGGCCACGATTTACCCAGCTCCGCCATCTGCTCAAGGGCCAGCAATGACAGCCTGCCGCCGGTGATTTCCGGTAGCAGGACGCCGGACAGCGTCAACGAATCGTTATCCGGCCCAAGAAACTGTGTAGATGGGCGCCGGTTTACCCGGCTGTTAGTGGCATGCCGCCAGCTGCGCTGATACTGCAGCTCCTGATACGGCACGGTGCGCAGCATGAATACGTACAACCCCAGCACCATCATCATGATTCATACCCCCCTCGATCACTGAAATTACTGCGCGCTTTTGCCCTGGCCCTGCGCTCACGCTCATCAAGCTGCCGCGCCACTTCGCGGGCAATATCTTGTGCGCTCTGCCCCGGCTGGGCGTTGATATGAATAGGCGCGTTAATTTCATAACGAATTGCCTGCGGCGCACTGGCGGATTTAGCTGACTGGCTTTGTTTGTACTCTATAGCTGGCAGGCTATATGGATGCAGCTGCGAGGCTTCAGCAGGAGCAGCTGCCACACCCATGACGCCCGCAACAACGGAAGCCAGTGCAGCAGTCCGGCGCCTGCTGGTCACATTAGCCGGACCGTTCACAATCTCCGGGCCATTCTCGCCGACTATGCCAAACTGACCGCGCGGAATAACACCACCGCTGTCATACAGCCCTGCAAACGGAACAGAAGCAGCGGCGGCATCACCAACAACCTGAACCTGAGTATTACCCGGCGCTTTATTTTTCCCTGTCATCCAGTCAGGCAGATAATCGGTAACGGAAGCCAGTTTGCTCTTGAGTGCTTCCCACTTCGCATCGATACCATTCAAGATGTTGTCAATAATGGCGCTACCCATATCCTGGAATTTAGCCGGTAGCGCACCGACATCTGAAATAATGGCATTCCACTTGTCACTGATCGTCTTCCGGACACTGGCCCACGCCTCAGACACACCGGCTTTAATAGTTTCCCAGTTTTTTGCTATAAGGCCCGGTAGTGTGTAATTGAAAAACAGGTATTTAATACTTTCCCAGGCATAGCTTACGGCCTGTTTAATCCATTCCCACGCCGCCGTGGTGGCAGCGCAAACCTCATCCCAAATGGCTTTAAACTTTGGCCCAAGCGTGTCCCAGTTTTGCCAGATGTAAATCGCTCCTGCAGCTATCAGAGCAATAACGGCCAGAATGGGGTTGGCAAACATCAGGCGCCCCAGCCACAATATCCCGCTACCCACCCCCTTTAGGGCTTTAGTGATAAGCCCAAAGGCACCACCGCCTTTGATACCCAGAATAGAAAACTGCAGGCGCATTAGCGCCAGCGGGCCAAGCACAACCGACACTGCCAGCATGACCGTACCCAGAACCCCTGTAATCGCCGCCAGTGCCGCCATTACTTTCAGCAATGAGCCAGCCAGCTTCGGGTTTTCCTCCACCCAGCGGCGCAGCGTTCCCGTGACCTTTTTCACATAATTCATGATATCCATCAGCGGCTGGCGAAGGGTTTCACCCAGGCTACTGAACGCGTTCTGCGCGCCAGTTTTCACAAGCAACCACTGCGCGGAAAGTGAATCCTTATTGATATCGGATTCTTTCTGCATGGAGCCGTTAGCCTCAGAGCCTGAGGTGAGTTTCAGCTGTCGCTGCAGCTCCGGCAGGTTGTTTGCAAGCTTCGCAGCATCATCGCCAAACTCCTTGCCGAATATCATCGTCATGGCGGACAGGCGTTTATCCTGCGGCAGCTTGTTGACCTTCTCCAGCACGCGCTGAATGGTCCCCATTGCGTCCTTTGTCATCTGCTTTTCAATCTCTTCTGGATTGAGTTTCAGCAGATCCATACCTTCCATAAACCGCTTGCTCTGCATGGTCGCAATCGACAGTTCGCGCACCATGGCATTCGATGCACTGGCAGCAATTTCTGGCGCAGCGCCAAGAGACAGGAACGTTGAACCCAGCGCGGCCGCCTTGCGGAAATCAAGCCTGTCAGCCACGCCCCCCATACGCTGCAGCACGTTGATAATATCGCCACCCTTTGACATGGCATTATCGTCCAGGTAGTTCAGGGCATCGCCAAGCTGTTCAATATTTCGGGTGGGTACTTTATACAGCTGTGCGATTTTACCCAGACCTTCCGCCAGCTCATCAGCGGGCAGCTCAAAGGCGGTTGCGGCTTTTGCTGCCGTGGATGCGAAGGCCAGCAGGTCACGCTTCTGGTCTTCGTAAGGATCATTCTGATTTGTCACCCCCATACGCGCCCCACCTTCAACCAGCGCGGCATAGTCAATAGCGCCATTCTCCATCGGCAGCTGCTCACTGGCGGCCTTGATGGCATCCTGCATATCGTAATACTGTTTTGTCCGGTTGCCGTTGTCGTCCCGCAGACCGTTCACCTGCTTTGCCACCCCTTTCATGGCATCTTCCATGCTGGCATAGCTTTTCACGGCGGCCATGACCGGCGCCCCCATCGCCAGCCCGGCTGCAGAGGTAGTTGCTCCAGCGCCCGCAATACGATCCCTCACCTCAAGGCGGCGGGAATACTGATCGCGGACAGCATGCATTCGCGCCTGTTGCGCGCCAAGACGTTTAAGAGATTTTTGCTGACGGTCCAGAGCCTGCCGGGTTTCGTCGGCGTTCTGCCGCAGCTCCCGCTGCGCACTACTCAGCTTTTTGGTGTCCAGCCCGGCCTCATTGAGCGCAAGACGCTGACGCTGCACCGACTGACGCAGGCCATTGTATTTGCTCTGCAGCTCGTTAACGCGGTTCTTTGCCTGCTCAAGCAGACGTGCTTGCGCCGCCGTCGGGCGGTTAGTGGCCGAGAACTGCGTGGCAAGCTTCGCCGCTTCTTCGCGTGCGGCTTTAAGACTGTTGCCGGTGACGGCCAGCTGCGCGCTTGCCTTGCGGAAACCGTCAATGCGGCCCGCCTGGGCGTCCAGTTCTTTTAATCTTGCGCGGCTTTGCTGAATGGCGGTAGCCAGCTCTTTAGAGCTGGCTTGCGCTGATCGGAATGGGCGGGTGAGCTTATCAACCGCATTTAGAATTACCTGCAAACGCAGGTTAGTGTCACTCATCGCTGGCCCCGCTTCTCTGAATCGCTTTATGCCGCCACTCCAGCACTTCGGTCAGCGGCATAACGTCAGTGACGGACGGCGGCCAGTGAAAAATGGTGGCGATATCAGCCACCAGGTCTTCTACCGTCAGGCTGTCGGCAAACCGGCAAGCACCGATTTCTTCAACAAAAAAGTGACCACCTCAACCGAAAGCGCGGTGAGATCGGCAGGGTCCAGCTCTGCCATTTCCTGGGCGGTCAGCGCCGGGGTGGAAATGCGGGGAATAATCGTCATCATGGCGCTCACATCCATATCCATGATCGCCTGCAGGCGGGTGCCACGCAGCGCTCCGGACTGCGGCTTGCGCAGCACAATTTCGGTAATTTCGGTTTTACCGCGCTTAATTGGGGTATCCAGCTGTACGGTTTTTTCAGTCAGTTGTTCGCTCATCGTCATATCCTGTTATTAAGGTACTGGCGCGGCTGCCCGCGCCTTTAAAGTAGATCAGAGACCCAGGGCGTTGCGGTGCTCTTCCATCAGGTCCACGCCATCAACGATTTCAATCATGTTGATCACATCAACCTCATAGAGCACCTCGCCGTTGATGGTCAGCTTCACGTAGCTGTTGGTGCTGCTGACTTTTGTGGTGTTGCTCTCGCCGGTTTTCCATTCGCCGGAATCGACTTCTTTATGTCGCCCGCGTACAACCAGCTCAACGGCCTGCACTTCGCCGGTATCGTCACGCTGAATGGAGCCGGTAAAACGCAGCTGGATGCCATCAATGGTGGCTTTACCCATCTGCTTGAATAACAGCAGCTCGGTGCCACCGATTGAAAACTCAGTGTCCAGCGCGCCATCATCCAGCCCCAGATCAACATCCGCCGAACCGGGCATACCGCCGCCGCGATACTTTTCAAACTTGCGGCCGAATTTAGGCAGGGTCAGAGATTCAACGATCCCCTGATAGTTGTTCCCGTCGTTAAACAGGTTCAGGTGTTTTAACTTGCGTGGTAAAGCCATATTGTCCCCTTACGCGCTGACCTGGCTGGAGAAATCCAGCAGATACTGATCGGTGATGCGCTGGCGCAGCATCAGGTTTTCCAGAGGCGGTACCGGCGTATAGTCGTAATCGATAGTGAGCTTCCCGGCTTTCAGGGAATCTTTATCGTTTACGGACTCATCCAGCCAGCAGTCGGCGCCGATGATGTAGCCCTGCGTTTTCAGGTTGCGCAGTTTGGCGCGAATACCTTCGATAATGTCGCGTGCCAGCGACGGGTTAAGCACGCCATCCACCGCCCACATGTGCGCTTCTGCGATGGTGTCAGCCAGCACCTGCGCGGTGCGGGTGTAGTTTTCAAAGGCAAACAGAGGATCGTCACTGAGGCAGCGGGAACCCCAGAAGCGGAAACCGTCTTTGCGGATCAGCGTGGTGACATCGTTCTGGTTCAGCAGCCCCGCATCGGTTGCCGGGTCCTGCAGATCCCAGAACACATCGGCTGAAATTCCGGTGACGCCGTTCACGCCCACGTTGGACAGGGATTTGTGCCAGCCTGTCTGTTCGTCAATTTTGGCACGCAGGCCAAGCGCACGGGCTGAGGCGTAAGCCGTTGCGTCAGCATTCAGCACAGTGTCAAAACTGATGAAATCAGGCCAGATCAGCATCCCCTCGCGCTGGCTAAAATTCTCACGGTAGGTTATCGCCTCAGCTACCGTTTTGCAGCCGTAGGCGGAAAGATAAGCAAACCCGCGCAGACTCTGCGCCACGCTCAGCAGCTCAGTAGCTACCGCTTGCGTGTCGTGCCCCGGCACGCCCAGAATGCGCGGCTTAACGCCGAGCTGGGACTGCGCAGATAACAGCGCTTTCATGCCCGTTTTTTTACCGTCAGCTGTCACGCCGCCGATAATGTTGGAGGTTGTCTCCGCTTCTGTTTCACCCTGCGCAACACGCACAACGACGGTCACGGGTTTAGCCTGGTCGGCAATTGCATCCAGCGAACGGGCAAGCGTGCCGGACTCCCCTGCTTTACCGCTGGCCGTCAGCACGTCGGTAAGCAGGACCGGCTTATTGAGAGGGAACACGGACGCATCTGCATCATCGCCGGTACAGACCATACCGACAATTGCCGTGCTTACTGTTGAAATAGTGCGGGTGCCATCGTTGATCTCAACGACGCGCACACCGTGATGATAATCCTGAGCCATACGGCGAACCCTCCGGTGTTTAGGTTTCGCCCTATGGTGAAGTGAATAGGCCGCGCAGACAGCTACGCGGCATTGTCCCCTAAATCACACAATACGCCCGCGAGTATATGAAGTTTGCCAGTCGGCAGAAGATAAGCTTCCAGCTCTTGTACGTACAGAAAGGACATAATTGATATGCACGCCTTTTCAGCTTCGCTGATACTCGCCCTTGCTCCTTAATCAAGCATTAGTAGCAACTAATTGAGTAATAATGATATGTTATAGTCTGACTGGTTTTTTTGGTAATTGAATATGCTCCTTAACTCTCAAGATAGACAATCGATTGATACCATTAAGGGTATGTTAATTTTTTTAGTTGTTTTTGGTCATATGCTTGAGTCAAATTTAAACAACGAATATTTCAAGTATATATATAGCTTTATATATACTTTCCACATGCCTCTGTTTGTATTTATTTCCGGTTTTTTATCGAAGGGCAGCAAGGATATAAATATTGAAAAGTTAATCAATGGTATTATTCTCCCTTTGGTAATATTCAATGTGCTTTATGAAGTTGTAAACCTCTTAAAAAATGGAAACTTCTCTGGATATTTTTATCTTGCAGCACCATATTGGTTAATGTGGTATTTGCTTAGCTTATTATTCTGGAAAATAATTTCCCCATTTATTTTATCAACTCAGCACCCACTTATCATTGCAATTGCAATCTCTTTGCTTTTCCAATATTTAAACTTCAATGGCTTATCATTTTCTGCGATGCGCACATTTACCTTCCTACCTTTTTATATCATGGGTTGTTTAGCATTCAAGCATTCACTGCATACTAAAAAACCATCCACGCGCATTACGTTAATTACTCTTATAACAGCCTTCGCATGCCTTGCATTCGTTGCCAAAAACGCCCCAATTCCTTTTTTGTATGGCTCTAGTGGTTTTAATTCCTTAGAACTTAACAATTATCACTTTTTAGGCTACAGGCTCTTGAGCTATTTGGGTGTTGCTTCATTGATAGCATCGATATTTTATCTACATCCATCACTATCATTTTTATCACGCCTTGGTGGGTATAGTTTATCTATATATCTAGTGCATGGATTGTTCATCAGAGAGCTTTCTGCATTCTTACTAAACAACACACCCCAAAGTATATTATTAGCAACACAAATACTAGCATGTTGCATAGTGTGTTACATGCTTTCATTGAGAGCAATCAATGGACTGTTAACAACCATTTTTGATAAAGCAGTTTCACTAATTTGCAAGGGTGAGAATCTAGCAAAATGAACGTTAAAAACCCGGTAATTTGTTCTACTTCCAACTTACCGGGTTTGATTTTTTTTTAATCTTGTGGCTTCTCAGGCCAGTCTATTTCTGGTACGACAGTTGGGTCTACCGCCTGCAACTCTTTAATGTAGTTTAGCCATTTTATCAAGTTGACTTTATCTTGATCGCTGATAACTCCCAGCTGTAATTCAGTCTGCCAAATGCTTATATCTGTCCTGGCTTCATTCAATAAGGCAGCTTTCTGCTGTTCTGCGGCTAACACCTCTGACGAATGCTTCGCAGCGCTATCCGTGAGCCATTCCCTACCATTCCACTTATCAAATGGAGTAAAAGGTGGCTGCGTAGTGGTCCCTCTTGGGTAATCGCCTGGCGCCGTAATTACCAAAGCCTCACCTGTTTCGGTACTGTAAACAGTTTCACCGCGGTGATCAGCAAGATACTCCCATCCAGAAAAGTCCTTAGTTCGACAAATTGCAAAGCCTTCTTTATTTTCGAAAGGCAGATCAATGCATGAGTTAGCCGGAATACCAACCCCAACGGCCAAATACTCAACCGCAGAAGAAATATATTCTCGCGTCTCGCCATCGTAGTTATATACCGTAACATTACCTGCCGAACTGGCAACTTTATCTTTGTTCAAAATAGCCTGAGCCATTACGCAGCCCTCACAATATAATTGAATGCAACGTTACGGGGTCTGGTTTCAGTTGATGATCGGGCAACCAGAGATGAGTCGAATAATAAATCTACCCCTTGGTAATTTGGATCCTGTGCGGTTGTATTTCCATACGTTGTTACCCCTCGCTTAAATACACCAGTAACAATAGAAGTGCTGTTATTTATAAAGCCTGTCGCAGCGCCATTGCTTGCAGTACCTGTCATTTTCTGTAGAGCATCAAGCTGAGCTGATAGCACTCCCCTGCCAACATCAACCCCACGCCCATCATCCCAACCACGTATAAACTCACCGCGCAAATCTGGCAATTTAAGGGCAGGATAGGCAAGCGCCAGCTTAGGATATAGTTCAGCAATAAACGTAGCGCCATTGCATTTGAGCCACCCCGCTGGAGGTGTAGCAGAAGGCCATGGAATGGGTATACCGACAGGCAATGCAGAACCTTCCCCTAAACCGAGGTATTCGAGAATGGCCGCAATAGATTTTCCTGACAAGGCTGTCAGTGTGTCATCCAGAGGCTGCTTGTTCGCCAGGGCATTAGTCATAGTGGCCTGCACAAAAGCAGTATTGGCAAGCTGAGTGGAATTGTTACCAGCTGCCGCCGTCGGGGCTTTTGGGGTTCCGGTGAACGTCGGGCTGGCTTTAAGTGCATATTGTGAATGCGGATCAGCTGCCGCAAGATGTGCCGCCATCAGCTCATCCACATACACCTTAAGCTCCAGTACCTTATCATCCACGTATTTACGGGTAGCGAGCACCACGGAAGGATCAATTTTCAGCGTAATGTTATCGGTGCTGCTGGTAATTAACACCATGCGCACTGTCTGCGTGCGCCCGCTGCCCTCTGCCAGCTGCGGCTTGTAGCTCTCCGGGCAGTTACCGACAGCAATCAGCGCGCCGGTTTCATCAAACAACCCAACTTCACGAATCCACCAACCGCCCTCTGTTTCGGGTATCACTTGCTCAGCGATCACCTGGCTGCTGTTCTGCGGATCGATATACAGCATATTCAGAGCTGCACGGCGTTTTTCACCGACCAGCTTTGTCTGTTGTGCGTTTGGCGTTGGCAGCACGCCGCCGCCATCCCCCACCGCCATCTGTGTAATTTTCAGCGGAACACCGAGCGCGGCGGCATTTGCCAGTTTCGCCGCGCCGATATCCGTCAGCAGGGTATAAAATTTTGCGCTCATGGGTTCACTCTCATTGTGTCAATAACATGGACGGCGCCGCCCTCGTAGGCAGAACCGCCGGAAATGATGGTTTCGTTGATATACGGGTAAATCGTGATTTCTTCGCCGCTATAGGTGGCAGCCCCCACAAAATATGGCCCGCTCGTCTGCAGATTTATGGACATGCCGATCAGATGCCGACTGCAGGGTTTGGCGTCACCAATCAGGCGCTCCAGCTCCAGATAGGTTTCCTCTGTTATGCCCTGGTCCTGCACCCCAATATCCAGGCGAAACGTGCCCGGCGCCTCGCCGGTCTGCCACCATTCAATGATGCGGATCAGAAAGCCGAACGGCTCCACCACACGCCGCACAGCGCTGGTTGTGCCCTTGTGCTGATGGATATAGAACGCATCCTGCACCACGCGGCGCTTCACGCTCTCCGCCCATCCTTCGTCCCAGCGATCAACCGAAAAGGCCCACGCCAGATACGGCAAAAACTTGACCGGGCATGTTGCCGGGTTCCATAAATCGCGCAGCGGCACCTGCAGATCGGAAATTCCGCTGCAGGTCTGCGCCAGGCGGCGCTCAAGCGGCGATGAACCCGGAGGAAGCAGATTATTCATCCGTTCCCCCGTTGGTTACGCTCCATTCCGTACATGAAGCGGCTTGTGTCTTATCCAGTACCACATCAGCGAGCGGCGAGGCCAGCTCAACACGCTGCACACCTTCAACATGCAGCGCGGCATAAATAGCACTGCGGCGAATATCGCGCCCCAGCCTCGTCTGGCTGGCGATATATTTCTGCAGGCTGGCCTTTGCCGCCTCCATCACCGGCTCAGCTTCTGGCCCCGGGTAAAGAAAGATCGTTGCATCCACGCTGTACGGAATAATTTCAGCGCTGCGCACCGTCAGACGGTCAGCAACCGGCCTCACGTTCTCACTGTTAAGCGCCTGTTCAACCACCGCCAGCAGGTCCGCCGCTGCCATTCCGTCGCCCTCACGGCTCAGTACGGTAAGCACCACCTCCGCCGGTGCCGGGCTGGTTGCGCTGGCGTCAGCGACTCGCCCGTCCGTGCTTTTAGCGTGAAACTCATAAGCCGCCGTTGGTCCCGCAACGGACAGCCCCTCAAATGCAGCAGGAACACGCAGGCGCAACGCCTCGTCACTTTCCATTACCGCTGCGACCGGCGGCACCGCGTCGTTATCGGCAGGTGTAACCGTCAGCCGCTTCACGTTGTAGTTGGCCGCCATCTGATCGAGATCGCCACCCATGGCATAAGCCACCATGACCGCCTGCGCCGCCTCGTTGATACGCTGGCGCAGCAGGATTTCCCGGTACGTGTTTTCCTGCAGTTGTTTGGTGATGGGTTCAGATTCCAGCTCAAGCGTGCGCCGCACCGCGTCCTGTTCATCTGCCGGATACAGGGCCACAAAGGCGGCCTTACGCTCAGCCAGCAGGGATTCAAAGTCCGGCACGTCAACGATTTGCGGCGCGGGGAGCTGGGAAAGGTCAATGACTGCCATTGTCTGCTCCTGTTGATACCGAAAGAGAAACAGGCGCGCCGTTATTGCGCTTCCCGGTTAGCTCAACCACCATGGAGCCGTCAAAGCTGCTGTTGATGGTGATGGAATCCAGCGTTAGCCGAGGCTCCCAGCGACTCAGCGATACGTAAACAGCCGCCATAATCTGCAGGCGCAGCGCCGGGTTCTGGGGCTGGTCAATCAATGCTGACAGCAGGGAACCATATTCCCGGCGGGCGATACGGCTTCCCTGGGGAGTCAGCAGAATATCCCTGACCGACTGCCGCAAATGGTCTGCATCAGAAATGGCTTTGCCATTGTCCTGATTCATACCGATATACAGCGTCATACAGGACCTCCCGATGTATCGCCGCCGAACTTAACGCCGGTATGACCGTGTTTATCGACTACGATCCCGTTAGAACTCATGGCGCCGCCGCCCTGTGTGACGCCACCATTGATCACCACCTCGCTGTTTATGCGCGTGTTACTTGCTTCCACCACAAACTCCCCCGTTTTCAGGGTTATGTTATCTGCCGCCTCGATCACCATGGATTTGATACCCCGCACATGCCAGCGGCCGGTCGCGGGTTCATATTCAAACCATCCACCGTCCGGGTATTCCGTTACGCAGCCGTCCACTGAGTCCGACGGCGGCGCGAACTGGTTGGAATAGATCGCAGGTAAGGCAAAAGCGGTTTCCAGATTGCCGCCCATACTCAGCACCACCACCTGCTCATCCGGCGACGGGCACCACCATGTACGGGCACCGCCTGCGCGCAGTGTCAGCCAGTTAATCCAGTTGGTTTCAAGCTCGCCCACTTTCACCCGGCACAGCCAGTTTTCCCGGTCAACTTCGGTTACGATACCGGTGCGGATCAGGTTGGTGATAAGGCGCATGATTTCTGTCAGTTGTGCATTCATCTTTATAAAATCACAAAATAATGCTTTAATTTCCCTCATATGGCTTTGTGTCATAAACCATACAAATTAAAACCTTAAGGAGTATTATGTGAATCAGGACAATAGGGAAAACATCGGCTTGATAGCAAATAATTATTTCAAATCAACCATTGCGTTATTTGAAACAATCACCTTCTTTAATTACTCGATTGCCAGTGTGTACGATGACAAAAATGAAAAAATGGTTGAATCCTTCAATAAACTTGAGCAAATACTCCTTGAGCAGAAAAAAGAACAAAAAGAAGATTCCGGAACAAAATTAATTTTAACTCACATGCCTTCATTATGTTTCAGCTCTTTGGTATCAGCCTTTGAAAATTTCCTAATCGAGATGCTGGCTCTTGCATTAAAAATGCATCCGCACAAAATAGCCAAGGAATCTGTTGACCTTAAAAAAGTAATCGAACTCTCACGCGAAGAGGTAATTCTTTTCAAAGCAAATGAATACATTAACCAAATAATGTATAAAACCCCAAAGGATTATTTGAAATCTTTATCAAACATCTTATCACTTAGTGAAGAAAGCATTGCCCCCGCCTTTAATATGTATATAGAAATAAAAGCCAGACGAGATCTTGGCGTTCATAACAACTGGCGAAAAAACGAAATTTACGAACGAAAGGTAGCTGAGGCGAAAATCTCACCACCCACCAAAAAAATATTATCCCCAAACCTCGAATATTACAAATATGCATTCAATGTATGTAGCTTTTTAGTACAAAAAATATCAAACCAAACCTGCAAAAACTTATTTAAAGTGCATGCGATTTTTGATGAAAAGAGATTTAATTTCGATATTAATAAAGTAGCCATTCCAAAAGATTAGATTTCACAATTTTATTAACCAATTCATTTTTTCCCAAAAGGCGGCGGGCTGGATACCTGACCTCCGGGCCGTTGCGTCTGACTCGATCACGCAGACCATAATGGTGAACACGGGCGATGCGCTGGACTTTCCCCTCAAACTGCACGCTAGCAGAGTCCGCAGTGGCTGCGGTTTTCAGGTATTTAGTGGTGCGCAATTTGGCAAACATCTGGCGCTTGATGCGCCCCTTTTTACTTCTGGCAGTCACCCGGCGCGCCTCAAAGGCGGTGCCGTCTGGATTTCGCTGCAGCCTGATGTTTTGCTGTTGCGACCGGCGCAGCTCCTGCGCCAGCTGTCGCATCATACGGTTGCGGGCTGCCGGTTCCAGATTCGCCAGCAGGGCCGCCAGCCAGTCATCCACCCTCTGCAGGTCATCCACCCTCTGCAGGTCATCCACGTTTCACCGTCCACATTTCTTCGGGTACGTCGGGTTCCGGCACCGCTTCCACGCTCGATACGGTGCCATCTGTGCTGACAATCACGCGCTCCGTGAGCTGCAGATTGAGGCTGAGATCACACAGATCGTTGCTCAGGATATCGACATCAAAGGTAAAAAGTTTTTCGCGCAGTTCCGGGTTGTTGATGGCGTCCGGCTGATTGGTCATTAACCAGAGCAGCACGGGCGCCATCACTAAATTCTGGTTGCCGCTAAAGTCTTCAATCACCACGTTCAGGGTGTAGCGGTATTCCCATGACATTGAACGGGCGCCGGTTGCAACCAGCGAACCGTTATCAACAAAAAGGTGCAGTTTGTCCGGGTTGTCACGAACATACGCCACCGATTTATTCAGGGCGTTGCGTAAGGACTGCGGCTTGTTCACTGTCTCGCTCCTGACACGCTATGATCGTGTCCACTTTGTCGGCACATACTGCCCAGGCGGCCTCAGTCTCATCCAGCACCTGGTTCAGATCCCCATTACTGCGCGGCGCTGACCTGTCCAGACGGCATTGCGTCACTTTTGGACAACCACTCACGGTAAGCTGCACCTCCGGCGAGGGGTGGGCGGTCCCGCAGCCGGATAATGTCAGCAGGCAAAGGAGTGTCAGCCCAGCGGCGTAAATCCTCGTTTTCACGTTTTAGCTCCTCGATCCGGCGCTGGCGACTCCGCAACAGCGCGGAAGTCTCCTCCGCTGCAGCATAAAGTTGCGTCTGCGCCCGGCTGTTGGTTTCGGTAAGAATGGACAGGCTGATAAGCTGGCTGTTTTTCTTCGCCAGCTCCTGCTTGTTATTTTTAAGCGCCTCAGCCTGCGTCCCGATGGTGTGACCGGCATTGTTAAGCCGCCATGACTGCCAGCCCAGCAGTGTCAGCACCAGAGTCAGGATCACCGCCAGCGCGCGCGTCATGCCCCTGCCCCTTTAAGACACCAGGCAAGCTCACGGGCGCGCCTGTTTTCCAGCCCTTTACTCCTTTGACCATTTACATAAATCCAGCGGGGGAGCTGGTTGCACGCCTGCCACCATTGCTGGCGATTGATGTAAGAAACCATTGTTGACCGGCAGATTGCCCCCGTTCCGACATTAAAGCCGATACTGATCAGGGCATCGTAAACATGCTGAGGTGGCTTAACCTGCAGGCAGGCTTCAATCCTTTTTTCCGTCAGCAACACGTTATTAATCAGCCCCTGCGCGGCCTGTCGCTCCGTTATGGTTTTGCCCGGCACTACCCCGGACGTATTGCCGATCCCGTCAGTCCAGACCCCGGCGCTGCACTGGTACGGCTGCAGGCGGCACCCTTCGAAATCAGCAATCAGTTTCAGCCCCTCGACGGAGGTATGAAGCGACTGAAAGCCCGGCAGCGTGGCGGCAATCGCCAGCACCGCGCCGACCAGGCAACGCTTAACGATTGAAGGACTCATATTCCCCCCTGGATATTCTGCCGTCTCGCAGCAGCTGGTAGGCTTTCCAGCGTAAATAACAGGTCACCGCTGCAGTAATAATCCCCAGCGCAAGACCGGTAATGGTCGATACATCCTTAAGAGACAAATCGCCGAGCCATGCCAGAAGCAGGGCAACGCAGTAAGTGATAAAGGCGCTGATTCGTTCAAGCGTCATAGTTCAGTCCCATAACTGGACAGTCTGCGCAGTGGTTGACGCCGTAATGTCCGGCAGCTCCACCTGCAGCCCGTGCGGTAAAAAGGGGCCATATTCAGCCAGCCCCGGATTCGCCTGCAGCACCTGTTCAGTGACTCCCTGCGTGCGCCCGTAATGGCGCCAGCAGAGTGCGTCCACCGTGTCATACTGATGCGCACGCACTTTCATCAAATCAGCTCCACCGTCATATGCGGCATATCGCGCAGGCGGGACTCCGCCCAGCGCACATCGCGCCACAGCTCGCCTAAGGTTGTTTCGATATCTTCGGCTTTCTTGCTTCCGTCGCCGGTTGCGTCAAAATCGCGATAGCGCTCAACCAGGTTTGCTTTTGCCCAGCAAAACACCGCACGGCGATACAGCATGAGCCGCTGGCTTTCGCCGTCGATCACATCAGCAGGGACGTCGGCCAGGCTCGCATACCCCTGCGCCCGTTGTTTCTCGCGGAACTCATAAAGATCGGCGTTAACTTCAGCAATCGCTGTCAGCAACGCCAGACGCAGGCGTGGATCGGTGACACTCCCATCCATGCGCATATCACGGCGGAACTCTGAAACCCTGACATCAGGCCAGAAACTGGTGTTTTTAATAACGTCCTGGGTACTTTCCCCGGCCTGTTCCGGCGAAACGAATTGCATATTTCTGGCACTCCCAAATAGTTGGGCGGTGGACGGGGTTTTGACGCGGCATAAAGCCTGTCGCCACCCCGTGCCGCCCCGCGCGTTGGCACGATTCGTTAAGCCGACATTGCCTGTCGCAATCGGCTTTCAAGCTTGTTGATTTCGGTTTTGACGCCAGAACTGTTATCCAGCTGCAGGGCACGCTTCAGATGGTTAAGTGCCGCCACTGCCTGATCGTTATCCCGCAGCGCGTAGCCCATCGCCTTATGAAGTCGGGCCCGGGACTGATCCGGCATATCCTGACCTTCAACGATATTGAGCACCTGGGTAAGAATGGCGGCACTGAATGATTCACCGGCAGAAAAAGCGCGCATTGCCGCGTCGGCAAACTCCTCCGCAACAGCGGTCCCGCAGGTCCGGTTGAATCGCTGCGGCAGGACCCAGCCGTGTTTAATGGCATGGCGGGCAATGTCCAGCGCGCCGGTATAGTCTCCGGCATCAATGCGCCAGATCATGACGTACATCGCCACGTCGTCCTGGCCTGACGCGTCAGCATCCAGTAAACCGGCAATCCATGAGGCATAAGCGGGAAGAAACTCACGTTTGAGCTGAGCCTTGCGCTCATTTGACTGGACGGTTTTAAGGCGCCTGCGGTGTTCTGTCAGCTGTAACAGCATCTGGTTGTAGCCCGTCAGGCTGGCATTACTGCCGCCCTGCCGGGCGGCATCCTGTGCCTGTACATACTGAGTGTGAGCACGGAACGGATTCATTTATCACGCTCCGGCGCCAGCACCGCCAGCTGCCTGCGCATCAAGCGCGCCTTTAACCGCTGCCGTGACGATTTCCTGGATGGTTTCAGTTGTCAGCGCTGGGCTGGCATTGCCCCCTGCCTGCACGGGCAACAGTTCGATGTTCTCAACCAGGCAAACGCCGTCGTAATCTTCGACAACATACGCCTCGTTAACGGACTCGAAGTTCTCCACGCGGTCACGCTTCGGATTGTCGATGACCGAACGGCGGCGGGAGCCTGATTGCCAGTAAATAGACAGGTTATCCAGGCGGGTGATCAGCATGGCATTCGCCGGGAAGAACGGCGCACGAACGGCCGGGAGGTTGCCGATACGCTTCTGACTGACGATAAGATCTGCCGCCAGCGCTTCGCTGTTTGGCTGGTCACGGTTGACGATCGGGAAATATTTATCCGCCAGTAACTGGCGCCCGACGATAACCACAAGCTCCGTATCTTCCTGATTCCACGGCGCGATTTTCTCATTCACGGCGCCCATAACCAGTGCGTCCAGATTCAGGAAATCCCCGCCTTTACCGACACGGATAGTCTGAGAAATCACCTCGCCTTCGGACACGATTTTGTCCATAACCTGAACGGGTTTCTCCTGGCGGATTTTTTCCAGCCAGCCGATATTTACATCCTGCAGCAGTGGATAGGTCGCGCGGTCTGACGTTTTCTCACGCTTCACGCCGTTGAAGCCGATCATGATGCGGTCAAGCGCCTGGCGGGTAATGATGGCGTCACGGATGCGCGTCTGGAAGTCCTGGAATTTGGCCCATAAATCCAGCTTCGCATAGGGCAGCGCCGTATCAGAGTTGGTCTGGGTACACTTGTACCCTTCACCGTCGATGTAAGTCGGATCAACGGGTTCACGGTCTTTCTGGGTGGTATCAGTATTTCCGGCAATACTGGAACCAATACCCAGCCCCAGACGCTCGCCGGACTGCTCATCAACCGGGATAATGTTGATTTTCTGCAGGAACGAGGAAGACTCCTGGATTTTCGTTTCCAGCGTCTGCGCCACTGACGGCTCAGCCGTATATTTCGAGGCGATATCGCTCACAGATACGCCGTTGAGTTTGGCGAGTTGCGTCAGATAACCGTTAAATTTAAAGCGAGTCTCTTTTTTCATTGTGCTTTTGCTCCGTCAGCAATCGGTGGTTTGTTCTGCGCCGTTATTGCCGGTCGCATTAGGGCGGCGTTCGCTGCGGCTGTCCTGGGTGGAAAGCTGCTCACGCAGGGTGGAGAGTGCGCTGGTTGTCTCATCAACAACCTTTTGCATATCGCTCAGCTTGTTGCTGAAATCGGTCTGATGGGTGCTGACCTGCTCCGCCAGCGTCTGATGCTCACGCGCGATGGTTTCAACAGCCTGATTCACATCAGCAAAGCGGGCGTTATCATCGGCGCCTTTGCGGGACAGCAGCTCTTTCACGCGGGTAAACAGGCTGGTTTTTTCCGGCACGTCCTCAAACTCGATCAGCGTTTCAAGAGCAGCGGTAAACAGGTTGTCTTTGTCCAGCTTGCGGCGCGCCAGGGGGTTATGTTCTGCGCTGGCGCTGAACTGCAGCATTTCAGTGCCGAGGCTTGCCGGATCGTCAGTAACCGCCAGCCCAACCAGATAAGCGGAGCCGGTATCGGCAAAGCTGGTGTTAACTTCCATTGAGGTGAAAAGCTTCTGCCAGTTACCGGTCATGGTGACCAGATCGTCCGTCGGGGCAATCCAGCCATACAGCGCCATCTTCCCGGACAAAGCCCCTTCGGTGATTTCTTCCGCTTCCAGTTTTTCCACCATGCCAAAACGACGGAAAGGCCCATCAGGGGTAAAACCCTTGATGTGTTCCATATTGATCAGCGCGGTGTATACCTGCGGGTTATAGCTCGCCGCCATCTGGGTGATCCAGTCACGTTCAATAACGCGCCCGTCAGTGGTGGCCCCTTCGACCCCAATACGAAAACGCTTAGATTTTTTTGCCATCGGTCCGGCTCCGGTTAGTTAGTTCGTAACACGTTCAGAACCTTATGTTTGCGGTGATAGGCGCGTGTAAACAACGCGTTGGGCTTGTGCGAACTCCCACACAATGCGAAGCCGGGGAAAGTGCTGATTTGAGGCCGTATGTTTGTGCCATGACAACACTGACCCCCGCAGACCTCGATCCCCGTCGTCAGGCAATGCTGATGTACTTTCAGGGATACCGCGTAGCCCGCATTGCTGAAATGCTGGGCGAGAAAGTTGCAACCGTTCACAGCTGGAAAAAACGCGATAAGTGGGGCGAATATGGTCCACTGGATCAGATGCAGCTCACCACCGCCGCACGTTACTGCCAGCTCGTCATGAAGGAGCAGAAGGAAGGAAAGGATTTTAAAGAAATTGACCTGCTGGCGCGTCAGTCCGAACGACAGGCCAGGATCGGCAAATTTAACAATGGCGGGAATGAAGCAGACCTGAACCCCAACGTGGCCAACCGCAATAAAGGCCCGCGCAAACCGCCGGAAAAAAACCTGTTTACCGACGAACAGATCGAAAAGCTGGAAGAGATTTTCCGCGCCGGTATGTTCGAGTACCAGCGCCACTGGTGGGACGCTGGTATCAAGCACCGTATCCGCAACCTCTTAAAGTCACGCCAGATCGGTGCAACCTACTATTTCGCCCGTGAAGCGTTGATAGACGCCCTGACCACGGGCCGAAATCAAATCTTTCTGTCAGCGAGTAAAGCGCAGGCACACGTTTTTAAACAGTACATCATCGACTTCGCAAAAGAGGTGGATGTTGAGCTGAAAGGCGATCCGATGGTGCTGCCTAACGGCGCCTGTCTTTACTTCCTCGGTACAAATGCCCGAACCGCGCAGAGCTATCACGGCAACCTGTATCTTGATGAGTATTTCTGGATACCGAAATTCCAGGAGCTGCGCAAGGTGGCCTCCGGTATGGCGCTGCACAAAAAATGGCGTCAGACCTATTTCTCAACACCTTCCAGCCTGACGCACAGCGCCTACCCGTTCTGGTCTGGTGCCCTGTTCAATAAAGGGCGCCCGAAAGCCGACAGGGTAGAATTTGACCTTTCTCACAGTAGCCTGGCGCACGGCGTTTTATGTCCTGACGGCCAGTACCGCCAGATAGTCACCATCGAAGATGCCGTAAACGGCGGGTGTAACCTTTTCGACCTGGACCAGCTGCGCCTGGAGTACAGCCCGGACGAATACAACAACCTGCTGATGTGTCAGTTTGTTGACGACCTGGCGTCCGTGTTCCCGCTGGCGTTGCTGCAGTCCTGCATGGTTGACAGCTGGGATGTGTGGGACGATTTCGAACCGCTTTTACTGCGGCCGTTTGCATACCACCCGGTCTGGATCGGCTATGACCCGGCAAAAGGAACGCAGAACGGTGACAGCGCCGGTTGCGTTGTCATTGCGCCTCCCGTCGTCCCCGGCGGTAAATTCCGCATCCTTGAGCGTCACCAGTGGCGCGGAATGGACTTTCGCGCCCAGGCCTCAGCGATTGAGGAAATCACCAGACGCTACAACGTGACCTACATCGGCATTGACTCGACCGGCGTTGGCGATGGCGTTTACAAAACGGTTAAGCAGTTCTTCCCTGCCGCGCGTGAGTTTGTCTACAACCCGACCGTAAAAAATGCCCTGGTGCTTAAAGCCTACGACATCATCAGCGGGCGCCGTCTGGAGTTTGACGCGGGGATGCTGGATATCGCGCAGTCCTTTATGTCCATTCGCCGCTCAACCACCGCCAGCGGCAACCGGCCAACCTACGAAGCAGCCCGCACAGAGGAAGCCAGCCATGCGGATTTAGCCTGGGCAACCATGCACGCACTTTATAACGAACCACTGGCAGGAGCTTCCGCCAGTACCAGCAACATCGTGGAGATTTTTTAATGGCTAACCGCAAAAACCGCAGCAAGGCACCGCGCGGCCAGACCGCCACCGATACGGCCAACATGGTCAGTAATGCACATGCGGAGGCGTTTACGTTTGGCGATCCGATCCCCGTGATGGACCGCCGGGAGTTATTTGATTACCTGGAGTGCGTGCAGGTAGACCGCTGGTACGAACCACCGATCAGCATGGATGGCCTGGCGCGAACTTATCGTGCCGCCGTGCATCACTCCAGCGCTATTCAGGTAAAACGCAATATTCTTACCAGTACCTTCATCCCTCACCGCTGGCTGTCTAAGCAAGCCTTTTCCCGGTTCGCCCAGGACTTTCTGGTATTCGGTAATGCCTACCTTGAAAAACGCATGAACAGGTTAGGGCAGATCATGGAGCTGCGCGCCTCGCTTGCCAAATATACTCGTCGTGGCATTGACCAGGACACCTACTGGTTTGCACAGTATGGCTACAACTCGCAGCCCTATCAGTTCGATGAGGGAAGCGTGTTTCATCTGATGGAACCCGACGTTAACCAGGAGCTTTACGGGATGCCGGAATACCTCTCCGCCATTCCCTCCGCCCTTCTGAATGAATCGGCCACGCTCTTTCGCCGTAAATATTACCTTAACGGTAGCCATGCTGGTTTCATCATGTACATGAGCGACCCCGCCGCCGATCAGAAAGACGTGGACAACATACGCGAAGCACTTAAAAAATCGAAAGGGCCAGGCAACTTCCGCAACCTGTTTATGTACAGCCCGAACGGCAAGAAAGACGGCATTCAGATCATCCCGCTGTCAGAAGTCGCAGCGAAAGATGAGTTTCTTAACATCAAGAATGTGAGCCGTGATGACATGCTGGCAGCTCACCGCGTGCCGCCGCAGCTGATGGGGATTATTCCAACGAATACCGGCGGGTTTGGCGATGTGGAAAAAGCGGCGCGCGTTTTCGTTCGCAACGAACTTACCCCCCTGCAGGGCCGCATCAAAGAAGTTAACGAGTGGCTGGGTGATGAGGTGATACGCTTTGACCCTTACCTGACCGATGAAGACTGACGCCCACCTGGCCAACCTTTGATATCAACCGCCCTTCCCCGGGCGGTTTTTTTATTCCTTTTGCCCTGCCTCGCCATCAGAGCGCCTCAGCGCCTCGCTGAGCGGTCCTGCGCTTTCGCCACCTGGCAGCTCACGACGAAACGCAGCGCCTCACCACGACGCAGGCGAGCACGACCAGCCCCAAAAAATGACCATGCCCGCCCGACATTGAGGGCCCAAAACCGCGATTAACCCCAAAACCGCGCGCTCGTAGCCCCGCCACGCCTGCCCGCTTTGCGTAGTAGTTTTCATGCACCTGCATGACATAAGCAAAAGCCCGCCATAACTGGCGGCCCTAATCAAACGAGAGCATCAAACGATCATGCGATTTTGCGCGATTTCATGCGGCTAATGATGTTTTTACACTTGATCCATTATGCTACCCTAAACCCAATACCCACACTTGTTAAAGGACTGCAAATGGAACTCGTTGAACTAAAAGCTCTGCTAGAAAAAGAAGCTGATGCGAAGAGCAGAGCTGATTTACTCGCTCAGTTAGAAATTTTTAAACAGAATGCAGAAGAACAAATACGCACTGAGCAAAAAGACGTAGATTTCGAGACGAAGGAGTTTACCGTCGAGTTACTGGTAAATAAGTACCACAGCGGCTTGGAAGATGATACTAACGAACTTTTTGTTCCTGACTACCAAAGGGACTTCGTTTGGAGCGAAAAAAGACAATCACGTTTAATTGAATCCTTAATTCTCGGGTTTCCTATTCCATACATTTTCACTGCTGATGTTCTTTCAGAAGACCCTGAACTGGATGGTAGGATCGAGATTGTAGATGGTTCGCAACGTGTCAGAACCATCCATGCTTTCATTCATAATGAGTTAACCTTACAAGATTTGAAATCTTTAGATTCTCTAAATGGTTTTACTTTCCAAGACTTGCCACTATCTAGACAGCGTCGCTTTATGCGCATACCTGTAAGGGTTATTGAATTAAGCTCAAAATGCAACGAGGAGACACGCCGAGACCTTTTTGAAAGAATTAACTCAGGTAGCGACATTCTTAAGGATATGGAAGTCAGAAAAGGCTCGGAACTTGGTTCAACTTCACTTTATACGCAGGTTATTAAGCCTTGCTCTGCCATCCCTCTATTTAAAGATTTAGCTCCATTATCTGAAGCAAAAGAAAAACGTGATGAACGTTTAGAATTCGCGCTACGCTTTTTTGCATATCTAGAGAACTATGAGAACTTTGATCACTCAGTCCGTGATTTTCTCAATGATTACATGCGGGAAAATGGAGAGGTAGACTCTCACAAGCAGGATTCTATGAAAGAAGAATTCACCAGGGTGTTAAACTTCGTAAATCAATACTTCCCCGCAGGATTCAAAAAAACAGTTACTGCGAAGTCCACCCCTAGAGTCAGATATGAGTCCTTAGCAGTAGGTGTCGCATTAGCATTAAGAGAACACTCTACACTCGTGCCTCAGAATCTTGACTGGTTAAGTTCTGACGAATTCAAAATCTTAACAACCTCTGACGGTGCGAATAGCCGAGTCAAAGTAAAAGAACGAATTGAGTATGTGCGTGATAAATTGTTAGAGGTTTAACATGGAAAGTTTTCGCGAGGACTTTGATATTAGGTCAGGAGAAATACTGGCCTATTTAGATCTTTTGAGGTTCATTGAACATGCAGGTTCTGAATTGGTTTCAACAGAAGACCCTGAAAACAAATTCAATATTACTTCAGAATCTCGTAAAACTTTAAAGGGCGCGGTATACATTCTTTTATATAATCTAATTGAATCCACTATGAGAGAAGCAATTTGTTTTATTCATGATTCCTTGCATGATAAAAACGTTCAATTTGACAATCTCAAAAAAAATCTGCGCACTGAAATAGTTAAACGTTTAAAAAGCGATTCCGTAGGCGTGGAAAATTTCATAAATGGACTCACAAAAGGTATATCTTGTGGGATTTCTTATGGTACTTTTAATAAGAAAAAATTATTCTCTGGAAATATAGATCGTGAGGAAATAAAGGAAAAAGCGACAATTTACGGTTTTTCTACATCATCTGATTACATTCATACTAAGCATGGAGAAAAACTAAGCACAATTAAACAACATCGTAACGATCTTGCGCATGGTAACGTTTCATTTTCCGAAATAGGCAAAAACGTATCGTATCAAGATTTAGAAAATGTTTCATTGGAAGTAATTGCATACCTTGACGCCATAGCAACCAATATTGAAGATTATATTCATTCCGATGGTTACTTAGCATCCTAATAAAAAGCCTGCATAGCAGGCTTTAGTTTTAATTCAAATGATTTTTAATAGCCTGACCAATAACTCGCCCCAACTCAACAGGAACAGCGTTACCAATCATTTTACCAATATTTCTCATGTTGAATTTTGAGTTATCTTCTACAAATGAATAATTCATTGGAAATGTTTGCAATAATGCCGCCTCTCTTAAAGAGATTGCACGATTTTGTTCTGGATGACCAAACCGACCGTTACCAAAACCATAACAAAGAGTTGTAATCGTTGGACTTGGTTTATCCCAAGACATACGGCCGTATACACTTCCATAGCCCTTACCACTGGATTTAAGATGACAGGCTGCCACCAATTCCTCAGGCCAATCTTTCCAAGTTCCACCGGGAACTGAATGAATGATACGCTTCTTATTAATAGGGCTTAACTTGCTTGCACGATGTAAAAAATCATTTGGATCAGCCTCACCGGATTCTAATGGCGGTAAATCACGAATAACATCCGCGACAGTTTTACGAGGAATATTTTCAGATTTTACTAACTCAATTTTTCCAAGTTTAGATGCCAACAGCACATGTCGAGCACGATTCTGTGGAATACCATATTCTACACAGTCAACCTTTGAAGCCCACACCTGATAGCCCAAGCCTATTAATGAGTTATAAAAATCATCATAAACTTTGTGTTTGGTTACATCAGGAACGTTCTCCATAGTTACAATTTCAGGAGAAACCTCGCGAATCAGGCGCTCAAACTCATATAATAGCGGCCATTTTTTATCTTCTGCTTTGTCCTTACCTTGAGTATATTTGGAAAAAGGCTGGCAAGGAGCACACCCGGCGAGAACTTTAACGGATGAATCACCATAAAGTTCAAGAAGCTGCTCTTTTGTGACCTTCGCAATGTCTTGCTCAATAAAGACTGAGTTATTGTTTTTTTCATAGGGAAATCGACATTCACCCTCAAGGTCAATACCAGCAACCACATCAAGCCCGGCAAGTTGCAGGCCATGAGTCAACCCGCCCGCCCCACAAAAAAGGTCTATCACCTTAACAGTCATCATACGCTCCACATCTCAACTGCAGTCAGTATACAGCTCTTTGCATAGAATCTCGAGTCTTTAGACCAAAATTGCTACGAAAAGCAAGCGGTCTGCTCTAAGCGAGCTGGTCTAAAAAAATGTATCAATGCAGCCAACTGTCATTCCCCCAGCACTGCTGCAAAATATCCAACACCCGCTTTTTATCTTCGTCCAGTTTTAAGCCGCTCAGCTGCAGGCCGTTAGCGCTTCCCTTACGTATGCGGATTGCCGTTTTTTGGATAGAGAGGGCGCAAATTTCGATGAAGCTCCGATTCAAGGGCTTCCAGTGGTGCTTGGCTTATCTTCTGCTCTTTATCGATCATTATTTCAATGCACATAGATCCCCCCCTAACTGGTAGCGTCCATTGTGCGGCTGTACTCATGGTTACGTATTTTTGCCATCAACTCGTCAGTCAGCTCAGAAACCCACTGGATTGCCAGCCGCTTTTCTTCGTCGCTGCAATCGCTTGCCGCTACCAGTTTTAAGAAAAAATCAATGCGCTGAAGTTTCAATGACTCCAAAAGATAATCCTGCATTTTCCCTCCTTTTACGGCCACTTACACAATATAACTGTATGTATATACACTGTTTATATATACAGTATAATACCAATTTATAAATGTAAAACGCTTTTTTGGCCTTCAATCAGAAAGACCTGATATGAGTCAAAATATAAAAAAACTCCAATGTGTCAGTAATACTGACGCCATTTGTCATCCTCACGCAGACGCCCGATCTGGTAAAAGATGCGCAGCCCTCCCCCAGACGGAAGGCTGCCGCCGCGTAGGAGTAAATTCACCTCATACTCGCTGCCATTGAAGCCTCTGGAATGCAGCTCATACTCCAGCTGCAGGCGCTGCTGCTCAGAAATATTCTGCTTGTAAGCCTTTTTTCGCTTCGGTTTTACCAGCCTGAGCCGGGCCACCAACTCCCGCCGCTCCTTTTTTCCCATTCCATGCAGGTAATCCTGCAGCGCCTTTTCATCCATGGAAGTTATATCCGGTACTTCACCCCCTGATTGGTTCAAATTTTCAACAGGGGGACAGTTATTGCCACGAGTCCAAGGGGCGCAAGCGCCCTGGTCGGCTGTCGCCTCCTGAAGGTCAACGGCTTTACGAACCATTTTCCACTTCACTGCATGAGTGCAGATCCGGCCCTCAATGATCGGGGACCAGATGCCATAAATACGAACACCGTGATCGCCGTAGGTGCTCGGTTCGTCGTTAAGCTCATAGGCAGTTCTGACAAGGTGATGTTTACGGGGAACCAGGACGCCGCCCTGTTTCATGATGTAGGTGGCAAAACAACCAGCATCCGCTGCGGCCAATACAGCATCCAGACGCGGGTTTTCCAGTACCGGCGCGCCTGCCTTCTTGTCACCCTTCGCCCTGGCAGCCTGACCGGCCAGCAGGCGCAGCTCACGGTATGCCTGGCGACCAGGAATACCAAAGAAGCGGAATTGCTGTACACGGTGCAGCGAAGCCCAGGCGTTTACGTTCTCAGCGTTATCGCGCAGCGATCTGCCCGTTTCTTTACTGATTTCCTGCGCCAGTCCGCGCCCGTCAATGTTTTTACTGATGTATTTGGCGATATAGCTGGTCGGTGTCCCCTTGCGCGGGTTAATAAGCTCAGACTTGAATCGCGGCCCGGTATTGGTGCCCAACTCCTCCCGGTCCTCACGAATGGCGAATTTACGCAGCAGCGCGGTGATGGATTTGCGGTCCTTTTTGCGCATGAAGCAAAGCAGGTGCCAGTGCACGGTGCCGTCATGGTGTGGCTCAGCAACGCGAACGCCATACCAGCGCAGCCCGGCTTTGTGCATAGCCTTACGGAAGGCGGCAAACATATTCACCAGGTAATCGCTGCTCTGGCGGACCGTGGCACTGGTCCATTTCGGGTTCGGCCTGCCGTTATTGAGCGTTGCGTGAAAGCGTGACGGGCAGGTGATGGTATAGAACACGGCACATTCACCACGCATTTCTGCGATCAGCTCCAGCCCCTTAACGCAGGCCATCATTTCGTTGCGCCGGTGCGCCGGATTGCTGCTGCTGGCGTTTACCACTTCTTCCATATCCAGCGTGTCACCTTCGGCGTTAACCAACTCATGCGAGCGGAAAAACTCCAGTGATTTGCGACGCTGTTCGCGTTTGTGGATCACAGCTTCATAGCTGACATACGGGGACGCTTTTTTGTTAACCAGGCAGACAGCGCGCAACTGTTCTTCCCGCCATTCACACCGCATCTGCCACAGCTTGCGATACCACCAGTCCGCGCAAAGCATACGGGCAAGCGAGCCCGGAATAAGCTCGTATGGAACCGGCTTACGGCGGTGCTTTTTACGGCGTAGCTGCTCGAAAGCAGGCGGGATAACATCAAGGCGCATAGCCTCAGCGGCCACCCTTTCCCATGACCGGCGGATCTCTTCCGGCGTAACGTCTTCATCCATAAACAGCTCACCGCAGGCAGCATCCAGACACATGCTCATGTGTGCCGCCACCAGGGTTGACAACCGCTTAACCTGCTCCTGATTCATTTCGGGCAGGACCAGCAAGCCCTCCAGCCCGTCGTGGCTCGCCATAAAACGGAATGACGCAGAAATCTGGCTGGTACGCACGCGCTCGAGGCGTTCCAGGCACGGCCTGATAGTTTCACGCAGATAGCGGGAATATGCCTTCGGTTTGCCCAGGCCCTCGAAATATTTAATCCGTTCAAGAAGCGGCTTACTGATATGCGCCGGCTGGGCGCTCACGTCAGCAACAATGACCAGATCGGGATTGAATTGCTGCTGTTCGCGGGCCATTTTGGCGCGGCTTAGCAGCTGGCCCTGCTTCATTTCCCGCTGAACAGGATCACGGGATTCATTGAAGAAATAGCGATCCCAGACCTCATTACTCAGGGCTTCGCGGCGCAGCCGTTCCTGCTCGTTATCCGCAGCATAGAGAGTAATCAGGTTTGAAAGCACGGATGAAGTGGCACGCTTATCTGTATCCAGATAAGGGTTAACCGCTTTCTTTTCAGCATTCCAGGAATAGCGGTAATTGCTCATGCGATCTCCAGTTCAAGCTGGAAAGGCTGCAACCCTTTTGAGGACCATTCAGAGATAGAGGGCGGCCGCACTGCCTCGATAGCGCCTTTAAGAATGGCGCAACGGTTTTTCAAAATTACGGCTTTGAGCTCTTTTTCGCTAAGACCGCGTGAATACTCAGCCTCGCGGATAGCCCTGGTTAGTTCAGGATATTTAGAGTTGAATTTAGGAACATTGCAGGCCAGATTCGTGCTGTCAGAGGTGGCGAGTGGATAATTGCCCATCACACGCCCATCCAGCATACGCAGGCCATGAACTCTGGTTTGAAAGGTATATTTGCAGTAAATAGTTTCGAAAGCCTCCTGCATACGACGATGCCAGCGCTCTGTCCTGATAACCGCATATTCTCCAGATGACCCAAAACAAACCCGGGGCCATTCGCGGCAAAGCTCAACCAGACGATCTATAGATTCGTGCAGGTGCCAGACAGGAGCCGCCTTATCCCGAAACATGCGAGGAACCTGACGAATCAGTGCATCGTTATCACTTTCTCCCCCCTCCACAACGTCAGGGATCACGAAAAAAGCCACTTTAGGATGGTGGTAATAGCCAAGCAGCCACTCATAGAATTCGCACCAGTTAATAACCAGGCCCCGCATCCATGCTGAAAATGCTCCGTTATCAATACCCACTGCGGCGGCAAAATTGAGAGATGCTGCAATCTGGTCCGGGCGCACATATGAAACGAAAGCACCGGCTCCGCTCACCGCAATGCGATGAACATCACCGGCACTCCCCCAAACAGGCGTCCCGTGAAAATGATGGGACCCGAGCTGCGCCCCTTTCACGCAGGCACCTTCCATACAACAGAGCAATCAGGGCCACCTGGATCGACGCTTACGCACATCTTTGGTTTAAGCACCGCAATGAGCTCGTCAGCTTTTTTCCCTTCGCCCGCGGCAACGCCAATGCTGCGTTTTGTGCTGATGCGGTGAAGGGTGAATTTTCGATAAAACGAACGAATCAGGCGGGTGTCGCTATTTGACACGACGATCGGGTGCCCCTCTGATGACCGGCGCACCAGAATAGATGCCAAATCATACTGGTCATCATCAGAGAACCCGGCAGTGTGATAACCGCTAAAAGTACCGTCATAAGGGGGATCGCAGTAAACAACATCACCCGCCGTCAGCATTGCCAGCGTTTCGTCATAGCTGGCGCAGATAAACGTTGCACGCACTGCCTTTTCAGCAAAGGTCAGGATTTCTGCATGAGGGAAATATGGATTTTTATAATTACCGTAGGGAACATTAAATTTCCCGCGTTGGTTATAACGACACAACCCACGATAACAATGGCGATTTAAATACAGGAATAATGCGGCGCGCTCCAGCGTGGTCAGGGATGTATCCTCGTTAAAACGCAGACGATTTTCATAATACTTTTCAGCACTGTTATCCTCGCTGAATAATACCCATGCAACCTGTATTAATTCCTCAGGATGGTAGGCCGCTTTCTTATACAAATTAATAAGGTCAGCGTTAATATCCGCGACAAGATAATGAGGATAGTCTGTTGCCATCATCACAGCACAGGAACCCGCGAAAGGTTCAACCAGTCGCGGGCCAGCTGGGAGGTGTCTTTTCAGTTCGGGCATGATGGCGGTTTTGTTTCCCGCCCATTTAAGGATAGTGCTCATACAACGCCTCCGTTGTAGTGCTTGCCTTTAAGCTCTGCGATTTCCTGACAGGTCACACAGCACTGCGCGCCCGGAATAGCGCGGCGGCGAGCTGGAGGGATCGGCGCATCGCATTCGATGCAAAGCACACGGGAAACGCCCGGCGCTCTGTTGCGGGCAGTGTGGATGTGGCGCTGGCGTTCTTCTTCAACGCGCTGTTGTACGAGGTCCATAGAGTCAGCCATTAGTGGAGCTCCTGAGATTCGTTTTCGTAGCGGGTTGCTTCGCAGCGCAGTAGTTCAGCTGCTTCAACACCGTTTAACCCTTTGTTGGTGATGTGGGTTGCCAGCGCCTCAAGGCGGATTGAAACTGCGAGCGCGCGGCCTTTGCGCTCCTCACGTTTGGCAATATCGATCACCGCCATAAGCGAATCGGTTTCGGCTACAAACATTTTTCGTAATTCTTTCTGCATTGTTCTCTCTCCTAAATTTGGGCAAAAGAATGCCCGGCGGGTTTACGCCATTAATTTCTGTTGTGGGTTAATTCGGCATGGTTAGCCGTTTGGGAAATAAGCTCACCACTGCACGAAAATGATTCATTGCTTTAACCAGTTCCCGCTTTTCGTCAGTAGTCAGATCACTAATATTGACGCCGTGACGTTCTGCCGGAATTTTTGCCATAAAGAATATGGCAGCCAGTGCGCGCTCATTTTGTTTATGGTTTATATCGCGACGGTCGCGCATATCTTTAATGAACCTTTCAAGCTCTGGCTCAATAGTCAGACCAAACACACTCGCCCTTAATTCAGCTATATGGTTCAGTCCTTCAAGCCGTTGACCCGGGCTTAGTGGAACAGTCGCAGAAGTACCTTCAATAGCCATGGTTTCACCTGTTTGGTAGTGGTCAGCCCTGCCAGTAGTTCTTCCTGAGAGCGGGACGGGTGCCAGCGCTTGCCATCTTTCCCGATAATCCAGCCATGGCCGCAGTGCATACCCTGGCTTTGTTTAACCAAAAGCGATGCGAATGAGGGTTCTTTATTAAGCATGAGCACCTCAGATCAGACCAAAAGACGCGCTGAGGCCCGTCACTGTATCAACAGCACTTGCCATTGCCGGGTTGTACTGCAGGCGCGCATGCATGGAAACAGCTGTAAGTGCCATTAAGCGAGTGACAGAATTGATGCTTTCGATAACCTGCCGACGTTCCGTTGTTGTCTGGTGTTCGCCAGAAACAGCGCTTGCTGCAACACGACCAATCTCTGCTGTAGCATTCAAAACGTAATGAGGCATTTTCTCGCTGGCTACTTCGTTCAGCGGCACACATGGCAGGCAATGGATTTGCGCCAGAAACCCATCAACCAGCGTGGAGTCCTCGGTGATATCCGTCAGCAGCCAAATTTCCGGCGCCGTGAGTTGATGCGGTTGCTCCGGGTTCAGTTTGTTGCGCAGCGTCTGGACGTTCATGCCAGCGCGATCGGCCAGCTTCGTCATATTGTGACGCAGTGCGAAAGCGCGGCATGCTTCATCAAAGTGTGGATGTTTGGAAATCTTATAATCAAACATGCGAGCCTCTTGGAAAGTTCTCATAATTGAACTTACTGACCAACAACTACGCGGAAGTTGGAATGACCAAGGGACTCACGAACCTGATCGGTTTTGTACATCAAGTAACGAAGACATACGCGCCCCTTATTTTTCTCCTTTTTGACCATGTACTTAGCCAATTGGCCATGGTGAATTTTTTGATAAACAGAGCCGCGAGAAATGCCTTCCCATTCCGCGAACTCTGCAGGTGTAGCCATCTCTTTTGGTACTCGAATTGAAATATCTGTGCTCATAGTGCAGTATCTCTTAGTTTGTTTTCGTTTCATCTCGTTTTATGTGGTTTGGTTTTGCTTTTCAAACCATGAACGGATATTAAGATCACTTTTTATATGCGTCAAGAGGTTTGATTATGAGTTTAATCAAGGCAGGGAATGATAGTGGTGGACGTGATGCAATCAATAGGCTTATTAAGGCCTACAATTTCAGCTCACGTCAGCAGCTCTGCGAACATTTGGACGTATCTAAAAGCACTATGGCTAACAGATACTTAAGAGATAGCTTTCCCGCTGAGTGGGTAATTCAATGCGCCCTAGAAACAGGAATTTCCCTTCTATGGCTGGCAACCGGCCAGGGGGATATGTATGCGAGTGAGAACGAAGAAAAGAATCTCAAAAACGAAACCTCCGTCACGGTAAGACCACTTTCTAAAATCGTTGCTCCCAGTATCAAACATGCTGAGCTGAAGAATGGCGAGCTGCAGCCGTGCGATGAAATCCTTCTCGATAGCAGACTGCTGGAAGGCGAATCTTCCAACTCTCTTTTTGTAAAAACAGCTAGTGATAGTTTCATTGTGGATACGTCTGTGAAACAAATCAGCAATGGTTATTGGCTGGTAGACATCGACGGCGTTAAAAGCTTCATTAAGATTGTCCGCATTCCTGGCAATAAAATTGTGGTTCATCAGGATGAAGCATCCTTTGAGTGCGCTGTAGATGATGTAGAGGTAGTTGGCCGCGCAGTAAAAGTCCTTAAGAGCATCTAACCATGACGATTAGAAAGCAGCCGAACGGAAAATGGTTGTGCGAATGTTACCCGAATGGGCGTGACGGCAAGCGCGTGCGCAAGCAATTTGCCACGAAGGGCGAGGCTGTAGCATTCGAAAACTTCACCATGGATGAAGTGAACAAAAAGCCGTGGTTGGGTGAAAAAGAAGATCGGCGTCGTTTATCAGAATTGATTGAGCAGTGGCACTCCCTTTACGGCCAGACGCTCGCAGATCCCAAGCGCCTAATGGCGAAACTGAATATTATCTGCAATGGGCTGGGCGATCCCGTAGCCTCTGAGTTAACCGCCGGTGACTTTACGAAATATCGTGAAGCACGATTGAAAGGTGAGATTCGTAACGAAGACGCCGCGCTAATGTCGCCAGTAAAGCCCCGCACGGTAAACCTGGAACAGCGTAACTTATCATCCGTTTTTGGCACCCTGAAAAAGCTGGGCCACTGGTCGGCTCCTAACCCGCTCGCCGGGCTACCAACATTCAAAATCGCAGAGGGAGAACTGGCGTTCCTAACCACGGATGAAATTAAACGCCTGCTTGATTCCTGCGCTAATTCTCAAAGCCCTAGCCTATTGATGATCGCAAAGATATGCCTAGCAACCGGAGCTCGGTGGAGTGAAGCCGAAAACCTGCAGGGCCATCAGTTATCAAAATACCGGATCACCTATACCAAAACCAAAGGCAAGAAAAACCGAACCATACCGATATCTCAGGCTCTGTACGACGAACTCCCCAAAAACAGAGGAAAGCTATTCACGCCATGCAGAAAAGCTTTTGAGCGTGCAGTAAAACGAGCCGGCATAGACTTGCCTGAGGGTCAGTGCACTCATGTGCTGCGCCATACATTCGCCAGCCACTTTATGATGAACGGCGGAAATATACTCGTACTTAAAGAAATACTGGGTCATGCCGATATTAAAATGACAATGATCTACGCACACTTTTCTCCAGATCATTTAGAAGATGCTGTCACTAAAAATCCCTTAACGAATTTGGATTATAAAACAAAATGAACAATATAAAATCCTCAAATCAATCTTTAACAGAACTATTAGATGCTTTATTCTCTGACGAGGAATTAAATCCTCCTTTCGAACTTAAAAAAGATATAGTTTCTGACTTTAACGAAAGATGTGAAAAATTCACTAATCTAATCGAAGATTATGCAAATAATAATCAAACAACTTTAAAAACAGCAGTGTTATTAAACAGAGTTGATGAACTAAAAAATGGCATTGTAATTTGTCTGAAAAAATTCCTATCTGGCGATATAAAATCAGCCTATGAGAAATTCGAGTCAATATTAGAACCTGACGTTATTAACAAACATATCTTACATGTAACAGTTCCATTAAGATCAATCTGCAACGATGAGCAACCACTTTATCGTGTAAGGAAATCCGATTCCCCGCTTATTACTAGACCTGATATTTTTCACATTCCATTTTCTAAGCGACATCTTGTCAGTGCTCAACGTTATTCAGTTGCGGGTCTTCCATGCTTGTATTTGGGAACATCGTTATATGTGTGCTGGCAAGAGATGAACAAACCGGACTTTGATAAGCTTTACATTTCAGCTTTTACAACAGAAGATAATAATTCTAGAGTTCTAAATTTTGCACCCAGCCTTCTAAACAGCGTATATGAAGACGACGAATCGACAACTTCTTTAGTGCAAAGAAAAGCATCATACTTGATACTTTGGCCACTTATCATTGCATGTAGTTTTATTAGAAAGCATAGCGACTCCAAATTTATTCAGGAATATATTATCCCTAATTTACTCATGCAATGGGTTAGCCAACGTATTCAATCCCCTATTGTAGGTATTTCGTACTTCTCAACCAGAATGAAAAAGACGAAAAATTCGAGAAAATCAATCAACGTAGTCTTTCCTCCAAAGAGTACATACAAGCAAATCGCAGAGAATGACTTCAGTCCAAGACTATCTTCGCTTTTTGACTTCACTCCCCCCGTTGCGTGGCAGGTTCTAAAAACATTAGATTATCAAGTTGTCTGCCCAAAAAATGAGGAACAAAAAGACGCTCTGGAGCATTTAAAATACCGGGAAAAAAGACGAGGTATCACTGATTTTGATGAGGATCTTGTAAAACTGTATCCATTGACTGATTTTTATAAGCTTGAAGTAATCATTGATCAACTTTTTGACTACAGCAAAATTGACGCCGATTCATAAGTCATGAATGGCGGCGTTTTGGCGGCAGAGCTTTAAAAATGTGTAAAACGGACAAACAACCAATAACACTAATGCCCTGTTTTAAAAAGTAAATTATTGTTTTAACTATAGTAAAAATGGTATGTAGAAATTTCGGACGCGGGTTCAACTCCCGCCAGCTCCACCAATTAAAACAAGGGGTTACGTGAAAGCGTAACCCCTTTTTTTTGTCCATGTCCACTTTACGTCCACCAAGCTTAAGGATGAAATGCAGATGGCCACAAAATACCAAACCGAACTGGCTCTAAAAGCGTTGCTCACTGAACTGCATCGCACAGGCCAAGACCTATACACGTTCGTTGACGAAGCGATTTTGCAAATGCATAAAGAAAAACTATTCGTAAAAGAAGATACGATTAGAGAAAGAGGTGGGGCGGAGGACGCACTCTTTGCATGTGTTGAGGCGCTTGCTGGAAGTCGACCTTACGTGAAACCCGGAGACATCGAAGATTTCTAATCTTCGCTAAACCCATCTACTTAGCCGTAAATGGGTTTTTTGTTGCCTGGAATTTAAAACATTAAAAATCAACAACATATGTAAAACATCAATCACCAACGGCGACGAAATGGCGACAGAGTCATTGTGTTTGGTTGAGGAGAATAAGCAGCCTCCTCGACCGAATGAGTCCATTCGACAAAGCGTGAGAGTGGGCAACATGACATAATGCCTGTAGGATAGTTACTCACGATCCAGCAATTTCAGATGCGCTAAATAGCCTCAACAGTTCGGAGACATCTGCACCTGGACGTGTTGTTCGAGCAAAGGCGTATCCGTAAAAAGGAATCTCATTTTTAAAAATTCCAACTTCGGTTAGTAGTGTTGCAACAGCATTCATTTGAGTTCCAGAGGTAACTATATCATCTAAAATTATTACAGCCGTTCCATCATTTTTTTTGATTTTCTTATAAGTACCTAATGTCTCCAGATGGGGCCTAACCTCTCTCCTTCCATTTGACATATGAGCTGGAGGCGTTGGCAAAAAGCGTTCAACGATGTAAAAATGTTCAAGAATAAAGTTTATCTCACCCTTTTTCCGCGCAAAATAAGCATACTTTGACCACCATTCAGCCAAAATTAGCATCGGAAATGATTTATTACATTCCATCGGAACTGAGGGTGGTGTAGGAACCAAATATATTTTCCCAGTTAGCTTCTCTTTTTTCGCCCATTTTACAAACTCCTGGAATGATACCCACATCAATGCTTTAAAAGCTTTTCCATATCCGATTGTTTTATTTCGATTGTAAAATGCAACTCTTTCACTATTTTCTATTTGGCTTTGAGTTAATTCTTTTGCAACTTTAATTGATCTCTTTACTTCAAACCAAACTTTTTTTCGTTCTTCTACGTCATCCCAGTCATCTGAATTTGGCCAATATTCAAAGGCATGCCCTATATTTTCTGATGGTATTGTTGTTAAATCGCATTCATCAGGATCGACGGTATCATAATTTCTTTTAAAATCATGTTGCTGGAAAACCAACTGTCCATTTAGATAGTCATCAACAGCAGATTTCAATTCATCCAGATTTGTACATATAGCACTTGGCTTTGTCCAGCGATTATAATATTCACAGGATTTTTTGCTCAATCGTCCAAGCAAGATAGAGGGGAAAGCTCTTAAATGAGCAAAATATATATCTTTGGGACTATCACCAACCACCAAAATATCTTGATATGAAGTAAAGATAATATTATCATCAACTGTAGGTTTATGTTGACTACAATAAATATTGTCTCGACTTACTTTGACACCACCTTTATCAAGAATAGCAAAACAATAAGCCGAGGGAGAGTCAGAGAATATAAAGACAGCAATCCCACTATTTATCAGTTTATTGATGTATTCCACAACGCCCTGATGCCTTTCTCGCACTTCAATCTCATCGCGTTCAATAAGACCAGGAATGGTTTCTCGTCCAATTTCGGTTCGGAGGTATGGTTTAAATTCTTCTGTAGCAAAGATTGTATCATCTAAGTCAAAGATTATAGCTCTTGAATTCATGGTAAATTCCCTTTATCTATCCTTAACAACTTTAATCGAGTTTTTATACTTATGAACCCACTGATATTCTGGTTCATGAATATTATTTTCTAACGCATAAACAGTTTTGTTTTGTTCAACACATGTTCTTATCGCATATTGAGTTCCACTTTTATCTCCAGCTCTTGCTACCACAACACCTTCTCTTGAAAGGCTAACTGTTGTGAGATTTCTGTTCGCAAAATATGAGCCTTGAGAAAGTATACCAACCGGATATTCACTCAAAACGAGATGATCTTTCGCAATCAATTCTTGAAGGTTTTTGTTTTCAGCTGGATAGGCAATATTGATAGGGTTACCTAAAACCGCTATCGTTTTTGCTCCAAGTTTTATTGCTGTTTGATGGCCAAGCGTATCCGAACCTTTTGCAAGTCCGCTGACAATAACCTGAAAACCGGCGTTTACAAGCCGTTCCAAGGCATTTAAACCTTGCGTAATATGTTCAGGATTATCAAGATTCCTTGTACCAACAAAAGAAATGCTTCGAGGTAATTTCAAAATATTAATATCACCTCGATAATACAAAACAGGTGGAGCACCATAAATATCTTGAAGCAAATCTGGATAATTATCGTCTAAACAATTAATCACTCCAAAATTTACTTTCAAATTTGAAAATATCTTATCAAGCTTAGAAACTATATCCGAATCGGGTGGTATCATTGAAAAGTGATAATCATATAGCTTTTGTATACTCCCAAAATTTAATAATAAACTTTTTAACTCGGCATTGGATTTTTTGGAACCTACTCCTATTTTTTTGGCTAGAATCAATGCTGCGTGTTGCCAAGCTTCACTTTGTGCAACAGTAAGTGTAAGAGAGCTATCCATGTTTGTTCCTATCAGTCACACGTTGTCTTTCCTCCACATTATAAGATAATGAATCAATTTGAAATCCAGTTTGTTTATACATTTCAGTTTCCGGTAGCTCTTCAAAGCCATACGGAGCTGCGAGAAGGGGGTTTCTAAAAACGCTTCACAGAGGCTAAAAAATATAAAAGACAATAATATCAACACCTTAAACTCATGACATTGATACCAAACACTATAGTAAACTGAAAAACACTGAAATTCTTTTCAATGTTTTCAGTTTCGGTTTTTCGTCCTCACGGATCACCAGCTCTTCCGCCATAGGAACCGTCAGAACAATATCGGCGGTTTCTTCATCGGCCACTGACACATCCCACTGCGGATCGGCCTCAGTTACCCCGATTTCGCCCAGTAACTCCCGGTCTGCCTCATCGAGCCAGGCAGCCATCAGGGACATAAGCAGCTGCGGCGGACACAGGCGATACGGGAAACGCTCCCAGCTCAGTACCGCGTCATAGCGGATCACCGCCTGGCGGTACTGCCCCAGCCCTAAATCCTTTGCAGCCGGTACGAACTCCATTTCATCCACTACGCTGTCAAATGACTGCATCGCACGGGCTGGCACGTTGTCGGTAAAGAACGCCGTCAGGTTTTCAAGCTGTGTCTGATTCATACCTTTTTCACCGTTGCCCGTTTCAGTCCCTTAATGCGTCGGATCACCACAGAGGCTTCAGTCAGCAACCCGGCGCGGGTTTCAGTGCTTTCCTGGCCAGGGTGAGAATCCCGCCGCCCAACCGTGGCGAACTCTCCCAACAAGTCCGCTTTTGCTCTGGCGAAAACCGCCTTTATGTACTGCGCACAAAGGGCGTTTAATTCCCCCATCCGAGCCCCCGGCGCGTCCTCTGCGCTCAGAATCCCCCTTGCCTTCCAGCTGGCTTCCACTTTTTCCAGCTCCGCATTCACCTCCGCCACGGCCGCCAGCATCGCCTGGGCAACAGTGTCCGCGTCAACATCAGCCGGGATCGCTCGCTGTGCCTGAAAGTCTTTCAGGTTCAGGTCTGGCCAGAATCCTTCGTTTTTTAGCGGCTCGTCCTGATAATCAAGCGGCTTTCCACTAAACATGGCTCCCCCGAAAAAATAGGCGGGCTGCCCGGTTTCCACGGCGCAGCTTCACATTGTGTTTCTGCCCTCCACCGCGCCCGCCTGGCTTGCGGTAGTCTTTAACCCTGCGTCAGTTTTCGGATGCGTGCGGCAATAGTCTGCCGCTGCGTTTTAACGCCGATTTTGGAGTAATACTGTTCAGCGGAGGCCAGCAGCTGATCGGCTTTCTGAAGTGTTTCCACATCATCCACGCCCGCCGCTGTTTTCTGGCCATCCTCACTGCGCAGCAGCTGCAACCCGGCGAACTTGTACCATTTCGCTGTCACCTGCTCATGCAGCCGCCACCTGGTGGCCACGTTCTCAAACGTGCGTGAGAAATACGGCTCAATGCTTTCCCCGCGCCCGGCAGACTCCTCCGCCCAGGCCAGCATCGTATCGGCCACGAACGTTGGGAAATTGCTGCGCAGTCGTTCCGGCGTGGCCTGTTGCTGGGCAATAGCGATATCAGCCCACTCCAGCGCCTTATCCAGATCGCCCACGTCAAACAGCCAGATCACGCACCACGCCAGAACCGGATTGGCATACACCTGGCCGCTGGCCAGATACGCTTCCACAGTCGGAACCCATTTCGGCAGCAGCACACTGCGCTTATGCTCAACGCGATCTGCAATCAGCGGCAGGCTTCGCACCTGCTCCACGTCTGTTTCCAGTGCCTTAATCAGCAGGTGCATGCTTTCCGTGGTGCCAACGGCCAGGCTTTGCTTCAGCTTTTGTTCCATCGCAATGCGCTGGTTATGACGCTGCGCGGGTGAAAGAGACATTGATTAACCCTCCACTGGCTCTGACGGCTTGCCGATCGTCACGGCATCTTCATCAATCGCCGCGTACAGCTCCGGCACTTCAACCGCATAACCTTCGTTGCGCAGATATTTGTTTTCGAACTGTTTGCGATCCTCCACAAACTCAGCCTTACGCATACGGGTGTTGCGCTGGGTGTAGATGTGCAGGTTTTTCAGCGGAGTAACTACCATGCGTTTACCCGGCATGAACGGCGGAATAATTGCCGGACGGCCAGCAATAGTGCTTCCCAGCATCTGCGCCGCGATTTTCTCCGTTGGGCGATCAGCGGCCTGGTACAGTCGGTACTGTTCGGCGGCCACCAGGTCAGCACCTACCAGCACCACCAGGCGCGGGTCATTACGGAACTGTGCCGGGATTTTGGCGTTAATTAGATCGGAGGCCATCGCGTCCAGCGATTTGTAATCCCCCGCTTCATCCAGAACGACCGGATCGGTCATAATCTGATTGCCATCCAACAGCGTTTTCATACGCTCATGCCAGCCAATGTTCACATCTTCGCCGTTTGGGTTAGCGGTAGGGTCAGTGGTTTTAGCGCGGCTCTTCCCGTTGAAACCAATGCGCAGCATATCCAGTGCGAAAGCCTGGGTAGTGAAAGCCTGAACCAGGTTGTAAAACTCGTTTTCGTCTTTGCCAGCATTAGCCCAGACGGAAAGCAAATCCCAGCGCAACGCCGCACAGCTGTCCGTTTCAACCAGCGAATAATCATTACCGTCAACGCCTACCTGACGGACAAAACGGCCGTTCTCACTACGCCCGGTGTGAAGAACAGATGAACCAACAGAGATCACCTGGCCACTCAGCTGGTCAACGTCCAGGCATGTGAGCATGTCCAGGAACTCTACCGACTCCAGCAGCGCCAGACGCAGCGCATTTTCCTGCGGGTCATTCAGGGAAAAATAGCGACTGGTATCACGTGCGCCGAACTGCTGCGCCATTCCAGCCGTATATTTATCCAGTAAATCCCGCCCACGGTTATTAAGGTGCATAAAACTCCCTCGCCTTTACGCGATTATTTAACTTGTTTTTACTTTTTTGCTTTTATGCAAATTACAGGAAATTGAATTTACCTGGTTTGGACGGCACCTGACGCTGGTTGCGTTGACCGCCTTTATTGCCCAAATCATTGAAGCGGGTAACAATCTCTTTTGCATTGTCACGAATAGCGGCAAATTCTTCCGTGTCCACTACTTCAGAAATAGTGTCAACATCGTCCTGCACGGAATTAAGCTGAGTTTCAATTGCCCCCACACGCGCTTCCAGATCGTTTACCGCACTGGCCAGTGCCTGTAATTTATCATCATCCGCTGGCGGGTTATCCTGCGGGTCTTGCTCTTCAAACTTTGGTTTCAAGCCAAAATATTTTTGCCAGCCTTTCATATTTCCTTCCTGTGTAATTTTACCGTTTCGGGAAATCACACAACTGTAATATCCCTGTTTGTTTAATTTGCGCCGACTAAAGCGCAGCCGTGTAGTTCCTACACTTGCCGGGTTGTCAGTAACAGCCAGCCCCTTCAGATATGTACGATCCCCTCCGCGCCAGTTCAGCTCCGGCTCTACAGAGAAATAAAGCAACTGGCCTTCGTCGTTTGCATAAATCAGGCGCTTATTCGGGCACAGGCTGACATACAGCCGCGCCAGCCCGTCATCACCGTCTTGCCACATCGCTTCCAGCACTTCTCCAAAGTTTCCGGCGTAGCGCTCGTGTTCTGGCCATAGTAAGGCTGCGTAATGGTTTGGGTCATAGGTTTCCCCCATGTCGATAATCCATTGCCGTTCCAGCACACGTCCATCAACCGTATCGCCTTCAGTAGCAACACACAGCCAGCCAGTTTTTAAATGCGACACATATTTCCCCCTCTGTCGATTAACTGTTTCCCTTGCTGTGGATTTGATTATTGCTAATTAAACACATCCCTGCATTACACTTTATTCTGAACAGTTCGGTTATAAGCCATTACCGAACAGCCCCGAATTAACCCCGCCGTTTTTTCATCAGCACCACGGCATAATTAAATCTATGGCTAAATACTCAGACGAATTAAAAGGCGTTGTCCGCGCTCTTTACCTGCGCCGCTACACGCCAAAAGAAATTGCATCAGAATTAAATCTGCCGAATGCGCGGATCGTTTACTACTGGGCGGAAAAATATAAATGGGCTGACCTGCTCAGTTTCGAAAGCACAGAGGAGGCAATTGAACGCCGTTACCAGCTGTTAGCCGGGCGTGACAATAAAACGGATCTGGATTTAAAAGAAATGGATTTGCTTATTGCGCACGCCACAAAGCTGCGTGCCCAGAGCAATAAGCATAAAGAAAAGCTGGCCAGCAGCCAGGGGGAACGGCAAGCAGCTGCACGAGGGGAAAGCGAGGACGAACCCCGCAGCAAACGCATGTACAAGAAAAACGATATTTCGTCACTGACTCAGGATGATTTTGACACCTGGGCGGATGAGCATCTTTTCGAATATCAGAAACACCTGCGCCGCAACATCGGCCAGCTGGTCAGGAACATCCTGAAAAGCCGCCAGATCGGTGCAACCTGGTACTTTGCGTTTGAGGCGTTCGAAAATGCGGTAATGACGGGCGATCCACAAATCTTCCTGTCCGCGTCTAAAGCCCAGGCGGAAGTGTTCCGGTCTTACATCGTCAACATTGCGGAGCAGTATTTTGGTATCACGCTGACCGGGAACCCGATCCGCTTAAGCAACGGCGCAGAGCTGCGATTCCTGTCTACCAACAAAAACACCGCCCAGTCATACAGTGGCCATCTTTACTGTGATGAATATTTCTGGGTTCCCAACTTCGCAAAACTGAACGAGGTGGCCAGCGCGATGGCCACCCATGACAAATGGCGTACCACCTACTTTTCCACGCCATCGGCCAAAACACACCAGGCGTACCCGTTCTGGACGGGTGAAGAGTGGAAACAGGGCAGCAAGAAACGCGCGGCCATTAAATTTCCGCTGTTTGATGAAATGCGGAACGGCGGCCGGCTCTGCCCGGATGGCCAGTGGCGCTACATCATCACGATGGAGGATGCCATTGCGGGCGGCTTCAACCTGGCCAACATCGAGAAGCTGCGAAACCGCTACAACACCGCCACATTCGACATGCTTTATATGTGCGTGTTCGTGGACAGCAAAGATTCCGTTTTCAGCTTTTCCGACCTGGAAGCGTGCGGCGTGGAGGTGGACACCTGGCAGGATCATAACCCGGATGCAAAACGGCCGTTTGGAGACAGGCCAGTCTGGGGCGGCTTTGACCCGGCACGAAGCGGCGATTTGTCGTGTTTCGTGATTGTCGCCCCGCCGATGTTCGCCGTTGAAAAATTCCGCGTGCTGAAGGTGATTTACTGGAAGGGCATGAACTTCCGCTACCAGGCAAAGCAGATCGAAAAGCTGTTCGACCAGTACAACTTCACTTATCTGGGCGTGGATGTAACCGGGATCGGCCAGGGTGTTTTTGACAACATCCAGCACTTTGCCATGAAGGTTGTTGTGCCGATTCGCTATGACATGAACACCAAAAACCAGCTGGTACTGAAAGCCGCGGACGTGGTGGAAAGCCAGCGTATCGAGTGGGATAAAAACCTGAAGGAAATCCCCGCCAGCTTTATGTCAGTGAGGCGCACGACCACAAACAGCGGAAACGCCATGACCTTTGTTGCAGACCGCAGCCAGGACACTGGCCACGCAGAGGCATTCTGGGCAATAACCCATGCCTTGCATAACGAGCCGCTTAACTACGAAAACAAACCAAAATCCCGCTGGGGTGTAAGGAAACAGGCAGCATGAGCAAAAAGAAACGCTTTGTGAAACGCGAGCAGCGCGGCGACAAATCAAAAAAAATGAGCATTATCAGCTTCGGCAAGCCGGAACCGGTACTGACAACCGGAACCGATTACCGGGAAATCTGGTACGACAACGCCGCCGATCACTACACCCAGCCGATTGACCGCCTGGCGCTGGCGCAGCTTATCAACCTGAACGGCCAGCACGGCGGGATTATCCACGCCCGTAAAAACATGGTCACGGCAGACTATCAGGGCGGCGGCCTGACGTTCGACGAACTGGAAGCCGCTGTGTTTGATTACCTCACCTTCGGGGATATCGCCGTGGCCAAAGTCCGTAATGGCTGGGGCGATGTGATCGGGCTTCAGCCGCTGCCGGGGCTTTACCTGCGCCGCCGTAAGGAGAAAGAAAACGCGGAGACTGTGCCAGGGGATTACGTTGTTTTACAGGAAGGTGAGCCGCTGGCGTTCCCGCCTGACGATATCATTTTCATCAAGATGTATGACCCGCAGCAGCACATCTATGGTCTGCCGGACTACATCGGCGGCGTTCACTCTGCCCTGCTGAACAGTGAGGCGGTCATTTTCCGCCGTCGCTACTACCACAACGGCGCTCACACGGGCGGTATTCTGTATACCCGTGACCCCAGCATGACGGACGAAATGGAGGAGGAGATTGAACAGCAACTGCGGGACAGCAAGGGGATCGGCAACTTCTCCACCATCCTGGTAAACATCCCTGGCGGCGACGGTGACGCGATCAAGTTTATTGAGATGGGGGATATTTCGGCCAAAGATGAGTTTGCGAGCGTGAAGAACATCAGCGCCCAGGACATTCTGAACGCGCACCGCTTCCCGGCTGGGCTGGCGGGTATCGTTCCGCAGAACACTGCCGGACTGGGCGACCCGGAAAAGATTGAACGCACCTACAAAAAGAATGAAGTCCTGCCCATTCAGCGCCGCCTGGCGATGGCCATCAACAGCGATTCGGAAATGCCGCGCCACCTGCATCTGAATTTTGCAATGGAAACAACGGAGAAGGGTGCAGCATGAGACAAAAAAGGCTAAAATCCAGGCATTATTTAACAGCTGGAGAGCGAAATATGAGAGTCCTGAAGATTGAATGCCCCGAATGTGGCTCAAAGGCTGTGATTCGCAAGACCAACCGGAAACACCGCCAGATTGCAGATATTTACTGCGCCTGTGCTGATGTGGAGTGTGGGCACACTTTTGTTATGAATTTGACGTTTTCCCACACCCTCAGCCCCAGCGCTAAAACGGGTGACGCTCTGGTACAAACATTGCTCAAAAACCTGTCACCCAATCAGAAGCAAATGGCTCTCGATTTACTGAAAGCCGCCCCTGCCGCCTGAACCGCCCCCACTATGGGGGTGTTTTTTTTCATACTGATCCAGCTTTCTTCCCAGTTCCTGCGTCATCTCTCCCAGCCAGGCCAGCGCCACATCCTTTTCATCTTCAGAACAGTCTGCGGTTGCCATAAGTTTTGCAACCAAAGCGATCCGTTGAAAGGCAACGGTTTCCAAAAATAAATCCTGCACAGTATCCTCCCACGCAAACAACTGTATAAAAATACAGTACACTCAAAAGCATTAATTGTGAATTTTTTTATTCACACAAATAACAACTTAGGTTTTACATATCACACACTTACAGGCCTTTACTGCCAGCCTGGCCATTGCTCAACTTCTGGATTGTTCCGTTTCTCCTGTAACCTCCCCTCCCTGTAAATTAGGGCAGATCGACCATATTTAAGACCGCCGCCCCGCTTCAAAATGTCGATTTCGTCATCCGTTCCGGCAAATCCTCGCTGGTTCAGTTCCAGTTTTAACCGTCTACGGGTTCCTCCCTCCGTACAGTTATTGACAGAACTCCAAGGGGCGGCGCTGCCGCCAGAAAAACCCGCCTCCGCTGGCGCTTCGGCCAACTTCGCAACCTTCTGCCACTTGACCAGACGGGTGCAAACTTCAGAGTCAGGGACCAAAGGCGAATAGATACCCTGCACACGCTGAACATCTTCGGCGTACTCGTTACCCTGCTCTGTGATTTCATACGCCAGGCGAACAACCAGATCACGACGCGCAACCAGTGCTCCGCCCTGCAACTGGGTATAAGCAGCCCAGTCCCCAACATCTGCCGCCGCCAGCACCGCATCCATGCGGCTGTCAGTCAGGCGCTGATCGCCCAGGCGGCGCAGTTCCCGCCAGACGGTCACTGGCGCACCACCAATTTGCTGAAACTGACGAATACGCCAGCGGGATGCCCAGGCCGATACGGATTTAGCCATATCGCGCAGGTTTTCCCCGGTTTCTTCATCCTGTTCGCCATCGAGCGCAAAGCCGTCGATATTTTTTGAGATGTATTTAGCGATATAGCCCGTGGCTGACCCTTTAGCAGGATCGATAGGCTCAACGTGAAAACGCGCCTTAAGCGCGTTGGGTGTCTGAAGCTCTTCCGAATCGGCAATCCTGGCGTGATAGCAAAGAATATCGCGCACCGCCTCAACATCATGCGGGTGCATAAACAGCAGCATATGCCAGTGCGGCGTCCCGTCGTGGTGAGGCTCCACCACACGAAAACCATAAATATGAATACCGGCACGGGAGATCGCCGCGCGTGCTTTAGCCCAAACGTTGCATAAATAACGCTGCGTCTCCCGTGGGCTTAATCCGTTCCACTGAGACACAAAGCCGCCTTTGCTGTGTACCGCGTGATAACGTGACGGCGCAGTGATTGTGTAAAACTCACCAGCCAGCCCCTGCTCGTTGGCGATATCTTCAAACCCGCGCATACGTACCATCAGTTCACAGCGACGAATGGCCGGGTTAGCAACGCTGCGGTGTACCATGCTGTCCAGTGCAATGCGGTTACCCTCTTCATCAATCAGATCAAACTTTTTGAAGAACTCCAGATTTCTTTTCTTCTGGTCTATCCATTCGCCCAGGGTTTTACGTGATACGTAGGCGCTGGCAGATTTCTGCACCTGGCCAACGGCGATGGCCAGATGTTCACGTTGCAGATCACGGGCACGCTTCAGGCGCTGATACCACCATTCCGGTGCCATCAGACGCAAAATCCCGGACTCCGCTTTTCGGGTTTCCAGGTGGCCTTCATTTGCCTCGTACTCTGCCCAGTAAGGCGGCTGATTGTTCAGCATGAGGGAAAGTGAGCAAAGATTGCGGTAAGCCTCCAGCGTGCGCTGGCGCATTTCCCTTTCGTCTTTTGGTTTGCCCTTAAGCGTGTCGGTGAAGTCATAAAACATCTGAGCTATCCAGCCAGATATCTGGCCAGACAGCTTTTTGAGATCGGTACGGTCAAGCGACGGCAAGCGCTGCAATGACTTTCCGAATGGGAGATCGCTTACATCAACGGCCAGCTGGTAACGCGCAGCCACTTTCCGCAGACGTGGCAATACATTCTCACCGATTGTTTTGCGCAGGAATGTATTGGCACGGCGGCGGCCTTCACGGCCAGCAAACAGCTTTTCGTAACGGTTGCCAAAATACCCGGCTAACCAGTCGGGTATCTCATGAAGGAACTGTGAGCGCCATTCGTAGTCCTGTGGGTTAACTGCCCACAAACGGCGCTCTGTGATCGTCGCATTCGCTGGCGTTCCCGGCGCAAAAGTATCACGCCGCCAGGTATCGACGGCGTGATGTTGGCCAGCAAGAGACATTTCAGCCACGATTAACCCACTTTTTCCAGGCGTTAATCATGAAAGCAGCAGCGCAAGCTGCCATCAACAAAGGCCAGAACACGGCAGCTATAGCCACTAAAATAAAGTCTGCATCATCTGAAGTTTCCGCGTCCCGGCGTTCCTCCTTGGAAAAGAAGATGAAAGCCGCCAATACCGTGAGTGCATACAGCCCGGTCATGGGTTCAGTCATCATTGCGCCACCACCCCAGCACTGGAGGCTGTAGAAACTGGTAATTTCAGGATCAGCTCTGCGGCAGATTTCTGGCTTGCAGCTGCGGCACCAACACTGCGGGGCGCGTTGACCTTCACAGCCTCAAATCCGGTGTAAAGGTAATGCACCATTTCCAGATCGCTGTTTGACGCAACAACACTCACGCCGTTCTCAGCAAGGCGACGCAGCTTTCTGGCCAGTCGCCCCTGATCAAGATGTGAAAAGCCGTTTTCTGTGTATGAGGTGAAATTTCCAGATTCTGTCAGGTATGGCGGATCGCAATAGACCACATCCCCGGCACGAACCAGCGCAAGCGTTTCGGAGTAATGTGCGGTGATGAACGTTGCACGCTTTGCCTTTTCAGCAAATGCGCGGACTTCTTTAAGCGGGAAATAGTTTGCTTTGTATTTCCCGAAAGGGACATTGAACTGGCCACGGCGGTTGTAACGGCAAAGCCCGTTAAAGCCGTGGCGGTTCAGGTACATGAAACGGGCTGCGGCTTCAACGCTTTCAGCCCCTACCCCCTTTCCGGACAAATTAAACGCGTCCCGAACGGCATAGTAAAAAACAGCGCGGCTCTCCTGTTCACCTAACGCCCCGGCAGAAAACAGGGTTTCAAGCTCCACAAGAAACGCGTCGGTATGGTAGGCCATCGCCTTATACAGATTGACTAAATCCGGGTTCAGGTCTGCGATCAGGTATTCGTCATAGTCCGTATTCATCATGACGGCGCAGGAACCCGCGAAAGGTTCGACCAGGCGTTTCCCTTCCGGCAGATGGCCACGCAGCTGCGGCATCAAGCGGACTTTGCTGCCCACCCATTTAAGAGGGGTTTTTACTGCCATGCTGCACCGCCTTTACTGCAAATGGCCGCAGCCTCTTCACGGATCAGCTCAACGATTTCAGCAGCGCTTAAACCTTCGTTAGCGGCATACGCGGCCAGCTTATCCAGGCGTGCAGAACACAGATCGGCGGAGGCCGCTTTACCTTCCTCAGTAGCTTTTGCCAGCATTACCAGCAGGTCAGCACCGGATTGGTTGACGGGTAAAAACATGCGCGTTGTTTGCATTTTGGTTTCCTGAGGGCAAAAGAATCCCCGGCCACCGCAGGGATGGCCAAAAATTCAGGCAGTTAATTAGTGGAAAGAGACGGTAACGGGCGCGGCTGAGTAGCTCGGCGCGGGCACTTTGTGCAGCTCGTAGGTATTACGCCACCACTCCTGGATCAGCGCTTTGATTTCGCCAGCACCCAATGAACCCGCGACGTAATACATGGAACGAATACTGGCCAGCGCTTCAACCTGCTGGAACGGGCTTTCAGCTTCACGATAAACACAGCACCAGTAAGCAACATTTACGGCCAGCCAGTGCCGCTTGTTTGTCATGTGCTCGGTGTCGTTAAAGAAAAACGGATGTAAGGCCACACGGCCATTTTTAACCGAGCTTTTCTCCAGAAAGAGAATTGCGTAATTATGCGGAACACCCCACGCAGCAAGCTCCTGCCCCAGTTCTTTGGCGTTTACAGAGATAATGGACATTAATGATTCTCCTGCTGTTGCATCTTATGAACGATATGAGGCGCGATAATCATCTGTACGCCATTACTGCTGTGGATCGGATGTGTCTTTTTCACCTGGCGGTTGGCGCTGCGCTTAGAAAAATCGCTGTCGCTCAAACTCCCGAAGCCTTCAAACGTCAGACGCGCTCTGGATATACCCTGGCGCAGCTGAATCATTGCCCGATAGTCCAGACGCTCGAATAACTCAGACCAACAGCATTTACACAGATGGGCTTTGAAAACGTCCAGCCCGGAAGCAACTGCGGCAGCATGCAAAACAATCCCGCGCCATTCTGGTGTTAATTTGTCCCACCATTCGGCGGCTTCGCTTTTCTCGCTCCAGTATTTGCGGCGGATATTCCCCAGCCACTTAAGGCCGATCTCCTGCTGCTTTGAGCTAATGGACATAACGCCCCCTGATAATCTCGAACAAACGAAACCACCGCGGACGACGAGACGAGCGGGCATTAAATTTGTACTGATGCCCAGGGTTCCAGCGCTGGCCATTTGGCAGCTCAAGCCATCCGGTTGACCCGCTGGCGAGCTGCATTGCCGGAGATTCTTTTTTCAGATAGGTGACGAACGCTTTCATAGTTATCCCTCACATCATGCTGCTGGCGCTGGTAGTCACGATATCGACGGCAGCAGCAAGAACCGGCGCAGACTGGAGGCGGCTTTCAACGGTGTAAGCCAGGACGGAAAGGGAACGGATAGCATCACGAGCACGATCGAGAATTTGTGTGCGGCGTGCTGCTGTCATGTGCTCAGTTGATACAGCTTCCCCAGCGATTGCCCCCACATTGGCGGTGGCACTTAACGCGCAAAACTGCATATTGGCTTCAGTGGCGTTGTTGATAGGAACGGACGGGAGGCAGTTAATCTGCCCCAGCATTCCATCCAGCAAACGCGCATCTTCGGTGTAATCGGTAATAGCCAGCAACTCGTCACAGGTCAGGCGGTGCGGTTGAATTGGGTTCAACTTATTACGGAGGATCTGCGGACGTATACCAACGGCAGCTGCCACATCCTCCAGATTGTGGGACAGTGCAAACGCTCGGCAAGCTGCATCAAAATGAGCATGTTTGGAAGTTTGGTAATCAAACATTGTTCCTACCCCATTCCATATACAGAATGATCATGATGAATGGACAAAACGAACTACTAACGGTCTGCATTCCATGCGTACCAATCTACATATACGTGTTCTTTTGGTTTTTCCTTCGGCTTGATTTTTACTTTTCCCGAGTGAACCCAGTAACGCGCAGTACGTAATTTGATACCAACACGCTCACTGAAAGTTTTGATAGGTATCCAGCGGTTCTCTGAATAGGTTGCGGAGGTAGTTTTCATAAGGCAAAATCTCACTTTGAAGTAACCACCATTTGCAGATGGTGGCAGTGGTTAACAACGAACTACTATTATTCACATACACAAACTACAAACGAACACCATGAATCCTATGTAGCCGTTTGTAGTTTGTCAACCATTAAGAACTACAAAGATGCAAAAATATAATATCAAAACAGGCGCTAGAGAGGCTGTTGCAAGGATCTGCGAGGTGTACGGTTTCACTTCCAGGCTTCAATTGGCTCAATACTTGGAAATGTCCCCTAGTGCTTTGGGTACAAGGATCATGCGGGACAACTTCCCAGCAGACCTTGTCTTGAGATGTGCTTTAGAAACCGGAGCATCAATCTATTGGTTAACTACTGGCGAGGGGGCTACATTTGACCATCTCGCCAGCGATACCCTAAGAATCCCTGCCTACAAAATTTCGAACAATGAGTTAATGCGGCAGGCATCCTTCATCTATGACAAATCTTTGCTGCCGAACTACTCTGGAGAACTACAAATAATCAAAGATGATAATGTAACCTACTTTGTAGATATCTATTCTCATCAAGCAACTGATGGTAAGTATTTGATTGAGTATTCAGGCACGAAAAGTATTAAAGAATTAACACTGCTTCCAGGTAACAAGCTACGAATTGATTGGGGAAAATATCCTGTAGATTGCGATATTTCTGATGTAACGTTAGTCGGGAAAGTGGTTGCAACATATTTGGTTAATGAATAATGACAGTAAGAAAAACTAAGGAAGGAGAATGGATTTGCGATTTGCGCCCGAACGGTGCAAAAGGAAAACGCATAAGAAAAAAATTTGCAACCAAAGGAGAAGCTTTAGCCTATGAGAAATTCATCACAAATGAACTTGCAGATAAACCATGGCTAGGTGAAAAGGAGGATACAAGAAGGCTGTCAGACCTTATAGAGCAATGGCATGCTTTATATGGGAGAACTCTATCTGATTCAGATCGAATGATGTCTAAGTTAAAGGGTATTTGTGCTGGCATGGGTAATCCAATAGCCTCACACATAACTGCTGCTGATTTTAGTGCCTATCGTGAAGGACGTCTGAAAGGAGTAATCCCAGATGTTAATGGTCGTTGCATGCCAATCCAGCCACAAACCGTAAACCATGAACAACGTAACTTATCCGCTGTTTTTGGTACTTTAAAAAAATTAGGGCATTGGTCTCTTCCAAATCCGGTGGCGGGTATCCCTACCTTTAAAGTAGACGAAAAGATGGTTTCTTTTCTTTATGAACATGAGATCAAAACCCTGCTGCAATATTTAGCAGAATCTAAAAGCCCGGATGTTCTGACAATTTCAAAAATATGTCTTGCTACTGGTGCACGTTGGAGTGAGGCAGAGAATCTTGAAGGCGCCCAAATAACTCCTTATCGTATAACTTATAAAAATACAAAAAGTGGTAAGGTTCGCTCAGTTCCAATCTCTAAAGAACTTTATGATGAAATTCCAAAAAAACGCGGGCGTTTATTTACTCCATGTAGAAAAACTTTTGAAAGAGTTATAGAGAAAGCAGGGATAGAACTTCCAGAAGGGCAGTGTACACATGTGCTACGCCATTCCTTTGCGAGCCACTTCATGATGAACGGTGGAAACATACTTGTTTTAAAAGAGATATTAGGTCATTCAGATATAAAAATGACAATGATTTATGCACATTTTGCTCCTACACATTTAGAAGATGCTGTTGAAAAGAATCCACTTTCGAATCTGGAAAATAATACTTCAAGTCGGTTCGAACATGTATGATTAATTTTATCTTAAATCAGAATGGTGCGTATTATGATTAGCTTTACAGATTCATTAGTAAAACGTAAATTCAACAAAGCATATGATTACATACTTGAAAATCATGAAAAGAAATTTAAGGAAGCATTAAGTCAAAGAAATCCTAGTGATACAGAATTTATTAGCTTAATGTATGTTTCAGCTTGGAAAGAATTAAAGGAATTTTACAGTAACCCAGTGCAATTCGATGGCAGAACTGATTTCTCACGCGAGTTTGTTGGTGATTTTTTAATAGATGAAGAAATTTACAAAACCGATTGCAAATATCATCTATACGTTTCCCTAAGATTTATTTGGGAGTATTATTTATCTATCCATACCACTAACACACCTATCGGGAAAATATGTTTCGACAGTCAAAAGATCCGTTACTTAGATAATATAAATGATACTTCATGGAATGTAGAAAACGGCGCATACACACCTGCCTTTAGTTGGATTGTGGATATCATGCCTTATGATATATATAGAAGATTTATATCTTCTTCAGATTTCCAAGACGCAAAAAAATTAACAGGCAATATAAACATCGAGAGGGAAAAATTAAAAACCGATGTAGAAAATATTATTTCTTTAGCAGGAGACAGCATTGAATATCTCGATGCTGTGCGACAAGAAGCAAAGGATTTAGAAGAGCGTTTAACGAATGTAAAAAGGGAAGGCAATTTTAAATTATTAGCAAAGGCATTCTCTGCATTAAGAAAAAACAAAAACTCTGAAGTAAAATATGCGCAACTTAGAATGTGGGTATTTGTAGGTCTTCTAATTTTATTACCAATTGTTTCATTTTGGTATTTTCAGCGCAAATTAAACAATGCTGACCTATTAACTTTAGTGAAATGCATCCCACTAATCAGCTTAGAGATTTTATTCTTTTACTTTATGAGACTTTTTTATATTGAGGTTAAATCACTTAAAAGTCAATTAGTTCAAATTGACCTTAGGCTCAATCTATGTGAATTCATATATGACTATATTGAAACTAGAGATAAAACGCACTCTGATAAAGTCAATGATTCCTGGAAAGCCTTTGAATCACTAATATTTAGCCCAATTCAACCAAATGAAGATAAAATCCCCTCGGTGATGGACGGAACGGATGCTTTAGCAGACCTGGCTGGTAAAATTCTAAAAGCGAGGCAGTGATTTTTTCACAATACTAAAGATCCATATAGTGTCCAGCCAGCCTGTCATGGACTGTTAAAGCTTGTCAGCTACTGTTAGGTATCTTATTGAAAATAAACGCATGCTGTTGTTTTTGCATATTGTAGTGGAGAATGTAGAAATTTCGGACGCGGGTTCAACTCCCGCCAGCCCACCAAAATTCTCCATCGGTGATTACCAGAGTCATCCGATGAAGTCCTAAAAGCCCGCATGGCGCAAGCCCTGCGGGCTTTTTTGTGCCCTCAATTTGTCCCGCGAAGTCTGAAGTCAACTAATTAAATCCGAATCTTTTAGGCACCTTGTTAGGTACCTCATAAGGCTTTATTGTTTTTGGGTGCCTAAAACTATGGAAACCCGGCAATGGCAAGACAAACCAAACCTCTATCCGTTAAAGAAATCGAATCTGCTAAACCCAAGGAAGCGGACTACGTTCTCTATGATGACGATAGCCTTGAGCTACTCCTAAAATCCAGCGGGAGTAAAAATCTGGCAGTTTCGCTACATTCGCCCTGTCACCAAGAAACGTGCGAAGAAGAGCATAGGCCCTTACCCATCAGTTACGCTTGACGATGCCAGAAACTACCAGGCAGGTTCTCACTATCTCCTGGCGAAACAGGAAGATGCCGTAACTAAAAATCCCTTAACTAATTTAAATTATACTCGGAGTAGTTAGGATGGTTCTAAGCGTTATGGAAGTATTAAAAAACTTATCCCCTTTGCTTCCAGTGATAGTATCAATCATTGGATTGAGAGCGGGCTGGATATATAAAAGGGACAAAGTCTTTAACTCCAGAAAAGCTATTAGCGAGTTTTCGTACAACCTCTATAAAAACACAAACGATGAAAATTATAAGCGAATTGCTGAAGAATACGGCATTTCAGCATTAACAAAAGACTCAAATCTGACACCAGAACAGAGGAGAATACTTTTGCGTTCCAAAGATCCGGTAAGAGATATTGATAATTACAGTAAGTGTCAAAAACTTTTGTACATTAGTGACAACTCAACAATATTTCAGTGGGCTAAAAAAAGATATCGATTTTGGATTTGGAGAAAATCCGTAGAAATAGTTAGCCTCATCATTTATTTTATAAGCGGCTTTGTAGTTGCAATGCCGTTCATGTATAGCACTATGTTCAGCAGTGGTTTGGTTGAAAAAATAAACAAGTCATCAGCAATGCTTAAATTTGGTTTAGCTGCATATTGTGTGTTAATGGGAATCAGTACCGGGCTGTTTTTCTTACATAAACTTTCGACCATAAACATTGCAGAAAAGACCATCAAATCTAACCGATGATGCCTCATAGTGTGTCAGAAACCCGGCGACGAAATGGCGGCAGAGCATTAAAAATGCGTAAATGGACGATAAGGTTTCTGAATCAGGCAGACAGATAGCGATTAATGGTGCAGGTATTGCCGGTGCTGCTGCAGGTGGCGCAATGGCGGGATTAATGTGTGGGCCAGGCGCACCTGTTTGCGTACTTATCGGTGGCTTCGTCGGCGGCGCTCTTGCTGCATGGGAAATGGGACGTTTGTGGAATTGATTATGCAACAGGTTAATTCAATATTTCTGGTTAGGGTTCACGACGCTACCGATGTATCCCAGGCTCAATCTGACGTTGTGCTCAATGGTAAAAGCACCGGCATTATTGTACCGGGACAAGTGCTTGAAGCAGCGGTCCAGGTTAACGAGCAGCGTTACATCCTGTTCCTGACGGATGACATTATTTTCGAGGAATCCCTGACGATTGCCCTTATTGACGTTCATGACGGGCTTAAAGAAATTGTTCATTTGGGAAATGAGTACTCAACAGGGAGTTTTGCGGATCTCCTGGTCACTAACGATAGCGTGGATTTCAGGTTTATTGGGGATTATATCTGGACACTGAAAGTATCAAATTCACCTCGCCTGCGGCTTCCTTTTTTTTCCGATCCAAAAGGTGTTAAACGGGAGTCTGGTCTGAAAAAGTACATAACGATTTCTGCAACACCAGCGTCGGAAAACGTAATCTAAAGTGATTATTTAACAGAATGAAAAGGCTTTCTGGTGAGCTGGATAAATGCACCTGAGAATTATGCAGACCCGGATAGCCAACCAGAATCTCCAT